GTGTTGCGCTTCGAGAGCAGGAGGAAGATGCCGCGCCGGGGGGTGGCTTCTATGAGTGCCTTCAACCGCTCGGTCATCGGTATCCAGAGCAGCTTCCCAGTCTTGCCCTGCTTGAAGCGTATCGTGCCGTCCTCGATGTCGCCCCACTGGATGCGCAGCACGTCACCGATGCGCTGTCCGGTCCCGACCAGAAGCTCGAAGAGCAGGGCGTCGTCACCCTCGGCGACCTCGCGCGCTCGCGCAACCATGTCGTCGGGCCAGGGCTCTCTCGGGCGCTTCTCGCGCTTCGGGGCCCCGACACCACGGGCCGGGTTCTCTTCGACCCAGCCACGATCCAAGGCGTGCTCGAACAACACGCGCAGAACTTGCACGAGATATTCGGCGAAGCGGCCCGTGTTCTGGTCCCGCCATGTCACGATGTGGTGGCGCTTGACGCGACGTGTGTCGTCCCGGCCGAGCCGGTCTTCGATGAATGACAGCACCTTGTCGTAGTCGGACTTGGTGCGCGGAGCCAACTTGGTGAAGCGGTCACTGCGGCGGTAGTCGGCGATCAATGCCTTGAAGCTGTGCCCGCTCGGAGCTGGCGGCGTGCCCTTCTGGAGCAGGGCGTATTCAGCCCAGAACTCGGGCGTTCCGAACTCGGCCTTTATCCTCTGGCGCTGCCACCCTGCCCCGCGACGACGCTCGTAGTAGAGAACGCCCTTCTTGTTGTAGACGTGGGGTGGGAGGTCACGCTTGGTCATCGGCTCATGTCTCTCAAGCTAAGGTCGTCGCTGCGCTCGTCCGCCTGGCGCCTCGCCGTGATCGTCGTCCCGTCAGGGAGCTGCACCACCACCTCCACGCCGTCGCGCGACGCGGCGACCGCCGCGCGCTCGATCATGGCATAGAGGCTCCGGGTCTGCACTCGCTCAGTCACCTTGACCTCCCCTCTCCTGCGCCGCGCGCAGCACCTCGTCCCGCACGGTCGGCTGGTCTCCATCGCAGCAATGGCTGATCCCGCACCCGCCGCACTCCGGGCACGGAGAAGGTAGGTCCACGCCAGAGGGTGCGTGCCAGCGCCGGACGACGCCCTTGCCGTGGCAGGGGTTGCAGATCATCACTCACTTCCCTCCCCGAAAATCTCTATGAGCGCTTTGAAGAAGAGGAACAAAAGCGCCGCCACACACGCCCACAAAATGACCCCGAGAAGCGCGATGACGCCTTCTTCCCCGTAGTTCACGATCAGCCAAAACAGGAAGGCGAAAGTGAGCACGGTGAGCGCCGCTGCGTATTTGTCGGTCCGCTTCATCACTCATCTCCCCCTCAAAGAGCTGATGACTTCCACGACGCCAGACACAACTATGCCCAGCCCGATTGTGAGCCCGAGCCACGTCCAGAAGCCAGAGACGTAGAATTGCATGATCTCAAGCATGGTCAGTCGCCTCCTTCCCCGCCAACGGCCTCAGGCGGGATGCAGTTCTGACCCTGCATCACCATTCCGGCCTCGATGCAGGTTTTGAACCTTTCTGTGTTCGCGGAGGTGATCATCACTGCAATGAGAAGAAACACCCCGAACACAGACAGAATGAAAGCCAAGGTAGTTTTGGCTTCTGAATCCATCACTCACCTCCTTCCCCGAGGGCGGCGCGGAACGCATCGCGCGCCTTTTCCTCGTTATCCGCATAGACCGACCCAAGATCACGGCGCTCCGGCGAATAAGCCCGCCATGCAGTGTGCGGCGGCGGCGCGGCAACAGGCTCGGTTACGATGCGCGGACGCGGCTGGTCCGGCCCCCTGCCCCTTTCCTTGAGGGCGGCGCGGGTATGCTCGCACCCGGCAATATCGCAGATTGGGCAGACATATGTTGCGCCGGTGTGGGTCAGCTTCGCCTCCGCCGCCTCGGCGCGGGCCACGGCGGCGTCGCGTTCGTCGAGAAGGGCGCGGAGTGTTTTGGCTACTTCGGTCTCTTGCGGTGGCATCGAAGTCAGCATGGGCTCTCGGCGAATAAGCCGCTCCACCGTCTCGCGGTCTGTCGGTGTGGTGTCGGTCATCATCCATCCCTCTCACATGTGGGCACATAGGCGTCGGGCGCGGCGGCGAGGGTGAGGGCAAGGGCGAGGCGCATCAGTGCCGTCCCTGTTTCTTGCACTTCCGGCAAACGCCGGTCGTGCATCCATCCACGTCCTTCCATACGTTACTCCATCGCTTGCGCTTGAGCGCCGTCTCGGCGTTGTCTTGCCTGTTGATGCGAAGCTCTAGCCCGCAAGTCCTGCACTTTGCTGCGAAAACCTTCTCGGCCATCACATCGCCCTCCCGCAGGTCTCGCCCACCACGCACGGCCACTCCACGGCCTCGGCGGGCGGGGGCGCGAGCGCGGCCCATGCGGCTACTACAAGCGCCGCAGCGAGCGCGCCGAGGAGCAGGCGTTGGGCGCGGCGTAGGTGGCGCTCGGCGGCCTCGGCGTCCGGGCGGGCGAGGTAGGCGGCGGCGTTGGCGGCGGCGTCCTCGCGGCGCAGCTTCTCAAAGTGCTGCGCGATGTCGGTGCTGTCCCAGCGGTGCTCAGGTTTCATCGGGGGCTCCTATTTCTGGTCGCCGGGCGAGCGGGGAGGGGGATCGCCCGCCCGGCGCAGCCGCGTCCCGTGAGTGGTGCGGCTATTCCGCTGCGATGTCGTCTTCGACGGGGTAAAACTGGTCCACGGACTTGGCCCAGAGCGCCCGGCTTGCCTTCGACTGGTCGGGGTCTGCATACACGTCAGCACGTACTACCTGACGCTTCTTGTGGAGCCGGTCCAATGTGTGGCGGACGGCGATGCTCGATGCGTTGAGCATCTTGGCGAGACCTGCGGTCGTGGTGACGATGGCATCACCCAGGGCGTCGAGCACCTCTTCGTCCGTCACACGATCCCGGGGTTTCTCGGGCTCGACGGGCTCCGCTGCAGGCTGGGGCTGGGGCTGGGGCTGGGGCTGGGGCGCATACTCCACCTCGCTGCCGAACGGGACCACGAAGAACGCCCGCCAGGGGACGCCACGCTCGACATGGGCCGGGTTGTTGGGGGCCACCTTCACCTGGCGGTGCTGCCCCTGGGCCACGTCGTAGTTCTCCACGAGATGCGGGGAGATGTACACGCTCTCGCCTTCGTTCGTCACGGCGAACGCGTCACCGTTCCTCGTGGTGTTGACCACGAACACGTCGATGGGGGTGGTGTGGAGCTTCGTGGGTTGGTCCATGTGGTCATCTCTCTCAGCTTGGGAGTCAGGAGCACGGCGTCGGAGCACGGCGTCGAACGCTGCGTCCAGGGCGTTTTCGATGTAGTCACTTCTCATGCGTTCACCTGTAAGCACATATTGGTCCCGGCGTCTACCCGTTTTCTCGATGCGGCAGGGGTATGACGAGTGCGTCTTGGCCTGAACGGGTATTGGTGGCAGACGCGCCGGGTCGCCTGCATGATGGAGCGCGCACACCCCACCGCATTTCTTCAGTCCCTGATGTTCTGCAGACGCGCCGCGACGCCCAGCGAAGCGATCTGGCTCCGGTCGACGTCCACCTGCTCCGGCTTAGTCGGTGACGACCGCTGCGCCTTCTTGTACACACGGTCCAGGTACTCCTGGGGTATATACATCTCCAGCTCGGGCATCTCCTTGAGCGCGCGGTTGAGCGTCGAGTGGCTCCGCAGATACTTGGTCAGGTCCTCTGCGACTTGCCTGTACTGTTCTCGCAGCTGCACGGCGCGCTCCCGCTTCCTGAGTTCGGCCAGCAGAAACTCTCTCGCCACCGGTGGAGCGGTCTCATCGGATTTCGGATCGACCACGATGTCGGGTAGGTTGGGGTGCTTCCGCACCTCTTCCGTCGGGGGAAACACGTAATCTCCGTCATTAACCACTCGTATGCTGTTCGGGACGTGCGATAGCGTGTGGGCACCGAAATGGATGTCGACGGCACGCGGTTGATGCAGCCAGCTGATGGGAATGACCGAGCGCAGGTCTTCGTGGGGGCCCCAAGATACATTCTGGCACCACTCTATGAGAGAGCGCGCTGTTTCGCTTCGTTCGAGTTCGACAGAAACATTCAACTGTCCTATAGCGGCTTTCTCCATCCTGTCGAGTTTATTCCGGACGCTGACCACGAGCGTCTCGGTGATCTTGACCGTTGCCATTGGTGGTCTCCTTACGTGTAGTCGACGGTGAGTGTTTCGCCCGCGCGCACGGCCTCGATGAGTCGTGTCTTGTTGGCCTGCTGCTCGGGGGTCGCCGGACGTATGTACTTCGCCGCGAAGTCCCAGCGATGTTGGTACGACATATGGCCGACGATGATCGCTGGGGGTGTCTCGCCCCTCTCGACAGAATCCAAAAAGATTTTGCCGTACCTCCCCCTCGCTATCATATAACCTCTACTTCTTCTCCCGGCGTCCTCCAGCGCGGCGGCAAGTTTCAGTGAGGCCGCCACCTGGGCGATGATCTCATCCAGGCGGTCAGGGTCCAGCTCTTTCGTAGGGATGGCCCAGCCGTGCTGGTGGATGTGGATGAACGGCCCGGTCTCATATTGCCTACAAAGATCAGAGACGATCTCGGCTGTCTTGCCCCCACAGTCGCTGATGCCCTTGCGCACTGCCTCGATGAGGATTTTCTTCTTCCGGGTAGACCACTCCTCCGTGTTCAGGCGGATAGTGACCCTGCCCACGGCAGGGTCGCGCAGAAGCTCTCCGTTCACGTTGTTGGCGATGGCGGTGCTCATACTCCTCTCCTCTCGGTGTAGAGATACTCGAAGGTCGACGTCTTCCGGGGGAACTCGAACCCGTTGGCGGCGCGGGCGCGGTTGAACCACCAGTCCGGCCCGGCGAAGTTCTCCTCGATGATCTCCTCGACCGACATGTCCAGCCACTCCGGGTTCACGCGCATCTTGTCGTTGGTCCACACGGGGCGGTCGTCACTGATGCGCCGGATCGCACCGGCTGCCGCCTTCACATCGCGCAGCTTGGGCCGGAGCTGTTTCTTCAGTTCGGGGTCCGGCTCAGCCACTTCGATCTTGGAGAGCGGCACGGGTTTGCGATGTGGCCCCATCCACAGGGCGCAAGCCGAGGACAGATGGTCCGGCACATGCTGCAGCGGGCTGCTGCGCCTCCCGTATGATCCCCGGCCGATCCGGATCGCCACACCCTGCTCGTAGTCCACAACGAGGAACTGCTGGCGCTTGTCCAGGAAGCGAAGGTCGGACGAAGCATTGAGCCATGCCTTCTTCACGGGCTGCGTGCGGGCTTCGTCCATGTACAGCTGCGGCAGGTTGTCGTCGTTCGTGGCCACGATCTGAACGCCCAACTCAGGGTACATGCGTCGCTGGTGGGGGCGAAACTGTGCACGTGTAAGCATGCACTCGCCGTTCTCGAACAGCGTGAACTCGCCCTTGGTCTGGTGGAACGCCTTGTACGCGTCCCAACGGCGGTTGCCGGTGAACTCTACCTTCTTCATCTCATCACTCCTTCTCTGGATGTCATTCCGTTTGAGTTATTAGTTTTCGATGCTGATGGTCTCGCCGTACGGAGCCGTGATGTGGCTCGTCATGGCCCAGAGCACCTCGTAGTCAGGCGCCTCGCCCCAGGGCGTGTAGCCGTCGGTGAACACCAGCGCGAACTCGACCTCCTCGCGGTTCTGGTCGATCCACTCGAAGATGCGCGTCATGTCCGTGCCGCCGCCGCCGTGCGCCGTCAGCTGAAGCGGCATGTCGTCGGGGGTGTACTCATCCACATGCGCCACCTCGGAGTCACAGTAGACGACCGTGACCTTCTCCGGCTGGCAGATGTCGAGGATGCGGTTCACGTGGCTGGCGTACTCGGTCAGCTCCTCCTGGCTGATCGACCCAGACGTATCGACGCCGATCACGATCTCGCCCATCTTCGGCTTGTGGTCGTCGCCCGGCAGGTACAGGCCCGAGTGCAGGAAGCGCCGGTTCGGCCGCTGCCAGCTGTAGCCCTCCTTGATCTTGTCCTGCATGAAACGCTCCAGCTTCTCGTGCCAGGGCGTCTTGACCTCGACCAGCTCATTGACCATGCGCTCGACGTTGCCCGGGAGACGGCCCGTCGCCTTGGCGGCCTTGGCGGCCTGGAGCGCCTCGACCTTGGCCTGCGCCTCGATCTGGTGGATTTGGCTGTCGTCCAGGGCGTTGCCGTCGCCGTCCGTGGGGTTCCCCACGTCGTTGCCGATCCCGCCGGGGCCGTTACCGCCACCGTCGTCGTTCTCGTCGTAGAGCTGCTCCGTGGCGAACTGGCGCGCGCCGTCGAGGGTCACGCCGCCCTCGATGAAGTCACCGACGCCTGCGTCGATCAGGGTGTCGTTGATCACCTTGTCGGCCGCCACGTTCCACGCCTTGGGGTCCCGGTGTTTCCGGCGCGTGGCATGAGCCAGCATGTAGTGCATCGCCTCGTGGGCGAGGAGGAACATGAGGTTCTTGACCGTCAGCGGGTACGCGAACGACGGGTTCATGTACATCTGCCCGGTGGCAGACATCGCTGCCGTCGGCACCGAGTACGTCATCTGGATGGGACGCCGGGACACCGCCGAACCGAAGAACGGGTGGTCGAGGATCAGCAGAGACTTGGCCTTGCCGATGCGACGCTCCAGGTCGGTCATCTGGGCATCAGAGAGCTGCTCGACCGTCTGGGTCTCGTCAGGGGTTGCGGTGGTCATTCTTCATCTCCTTCTTCAGGTAGGTGCTTGGGGGTGTCGACGGTGATGGTTGTGACGGTATCCAGGAAGAACTCGACGTCCTCTCCCCTTCTGTCACCTTCGATGTCGTCGACATCTTCGCCGACACGGATGAACTCGTAGCAGAGTCCGCGATCCAAGTACTGGTCCACGACCAGTTGCATGAGGTCGTACCACTGCACGACATCCGGGAAATCGGAGTACCATTTTACGCGATGGAAACGCGCCAGGAGGCGCCTGAACGGCTGTTTCTCCGGTCCATCGCTGCCCAGATACCGTAGGTTCTCGATGCAGTCCGAGTGTTGTCTCAGGATCGAGTTTTCCTTCATCCGGTCGGCTGCGATCAGCGCCAGCATCGCTGGCTCCGGGCCATAGATCGCTATGGTCACGTCGCTCCAGTATCCCATCACACGAGCCCCTGCATTTTGCCCACGAGGTCGCTGATCTGACCGGCGGCCTTCTCACGCACGGACTGGCTGTTGCGCAGCACCTCCTTGTTGTCGGCGTATGCGTCGACGATGCTCCGCAGGTCCCTGATCCGCTCGACCACCTCGGGGTCGTCGGACAGGTTCACCTTCTCCATGCGGGTCGCCACCTCGCGCATGTTCTCGATCAGGCTGTCACGGAAGATCGAGCCTTCCTCGCCGATGGGCACGGCCAGTTTGTCAGCCGCCCGCTGCATGGGCTCCAGCATCTCGGACACGACGTGGCGCGCGGCGTTCGCCTCGGCCTCCTCCAGCTGACGCTGGAGCGACGCCTTGTCCTCGTCGCTGATCCCGACACGGAAGTCACCGGTGGTGGGCACAGGCATGTACCGCACCTCGATCCCGAACCGGGACCGGAGCGTGTCGACGTCGGGGTAGTCCGACGGGTCCACCAGGTTCGGTTTGCCCTTCGCCGCTGCGATCTTCTGCAGGCGGTCTAGATCGGCCTGCACCTCCTCGTCCCAGTGGGCGCAAAGATCGTCCACGGCATCCTCGGCCTCGGCGATCAGCTGGCGTAGGTTCCGGGAGAACTCCATGTAGTGCTCGATCCGGAGCATCCGGACACCGGTCGTCCACGGCACCGTGTTGTCGTTCACGTAGGTGTAGACGTTGGTGAACTTGGCGAGCGTGGTCTTCACGCGGTTGTCCCGCCCCGTGAACAGGTGCTTGTTCACGTTCCCCGCGCCATACGCACGGCTCTCGGCGGCGTCGATCTTGTAGGGCGAGTACATCCGGCGCTTCACGCTCACCAGCACGGCCTTCTCGTCGAGGCCCTTCACGCTGATGGTGCGCTTCTGCTGCATGGCGTTGACCTGATCCTCCGCGACGTCCGCCACGTGCCGCCAGGTCTCGCCAGCCGGGGCTGATGAGTCGTGTTCCTCCACAGTCTCGGGCGCCTCGGCCTCCTGCGCGTTCTCCTTCTCCCACTGCTCGATGCGAGCGAGGGCGTCCTGCAGTGTCTTGTTGGTGCTCATAGTTTGCTCTCCTTGAGGAAGTCTTCGAGTTCGCCACGGGCCTGCTTCATGGCCAGCAGCATATTCAGATGCTGACATGTCAGCTCAACTGGGCTCTTGATCAGGTAGTTGACTCCTGTGTCGCTGAACCGCGCCGACATGGCTATTTCGTGTACCAGGTCGTCCGCCTTCTGCATGTGGAAGGGCATGTCGCTCAGCCCTAGGCGATAGGCAGCGATGTCCGCTATGAACTGGTCCTGCACGTGCTTCGGCAGATACTCGGACACATCCCAGAACCGGCGAACCCTTGGGTGGGTCAGGCCGAAGTCGATCTGGAATACATATCCGTAGGGGTGCTCTACCTCTTCTTCCATGGTGGTCTCCTCAGTGCGGCTCCACACCCAGGATGCGGCACGCCGCCACGTACGCCGCCCACTCCTCCGGCCAGTGCTCCTCATAGAGAAGGAAGAGGATCGGCCTGCGGCTCTCAACTGGCTGCTGGATCGTGGGCACACGTCCCGGGCCGCAGCGGGTTTTGCGGGCGTACTCCTCGATGCTCACACCCTTCTCCAGCAGTGTGATGAAGAACGACTTCTCGGCGCGCTTTCTTCCGTCGGAGTATGTAGCCCAGTCGGGTAGGGTTTGTGGGTTCATGGGCAGTCTCCTGTCTCCCGGGGCGCCACGGCCAGGTATCCAGCCGTGGCTACATGTCAGCACGTGACGCCGTGCAGCGTCACTCACCGCCGCCGACGAAGATGTCCTTGTTCTGGATCGCCCAGTCGATGAACTGCTTCGTCTGCTGCAGCTCGGGGTGGAGGCGCAGAGCGTCGGTGACGTAGACCATCTGGAACTCCTTCGGCAGGCGGCTGACGTACGTCATGTCCCGCTCGAAGCTATCCGGCTCCGCCGTCATGCTCAGCGCCGTCGCCACGGCGTACCGCACGGCGGGCTCCTCCGGCACCTCGGCCTTCTCCGGCTGCAGGCGGATAGTATCCACGCTGGGCATCTTCACCATCATGTCGCGCGCGGCGACCCACTCGGCGGCAGCACCCTCACCCACCTTGGCGGACGCCGCAGCCAGGTACAGGTCGCTCGGCAGGTCCGTCGGCACCTCGGTGAACAGCTGCGTCCACGACCGCTGCGTGGGGTTGACCGACCGGTTCGGATCGAAGTCGTTCAGCAGGCCGGGCCGGAGACGCATGAACGCGATCCCCATGGGGTCCAGCTCACGGTTCATCGCCCACTCGCACCAGTCGTCGAGGGACGTCTCCATCTCGAACTCGTACATGCGGTTCGACAGGTGGCGCAGCAGCTGCTTGGCGCCCGACTTGTCCGTGTCCCGGTTCCCGGTGACGATGATCCGCACCTCCGGGTCGAGCTTGAACGTCGGCGTCTGACGCTCCAGCATGAAACCCGCCGCCCACGTCTGGTGCTGCGTGGTGGACTGAGGCAGCTCCTCCAGGACGATCAGCCCCGGGCCCGTGCCCTCACGGAACTGGTAGAACATCTTCGTCGGGTTGAAGACCGTCTGCCCGTCCTCGATGGACGGCACACCAGTGAAGTCCACCACCTCGTGGTTGTTCACGTGGACCACCAGCTGACGGTCCTTCTCGATGCCGAGCGCGTCGCCGATCTGCAGACAGGCGTCCGATTTGCCCATGCCGGGCTTGCCCTTGAGGAACGGCACCGCCGTCGGCGCCTGGCGCAGGATCGCAGTGCAGACTTCGATGGTCTGGTTGATGGAAGTCATGTCTTACTCCTTGGTCTGGTGAGTGCCCGCATGACGCAGGCGGTGCGTCCCCGTTAACAGGGGAACCTGTTTGCNCTTACAGTTACATGTAAGCACGTGTCTGTCAATGTCTGATGGGTTCGTGTTGTGTCAGGCGTCAGCGCGCCAGCAGGCCGAGCAGCCCCGCCACCATGATCATGGCGATCAGGGGTTCCCATGGGTTGGTGGAGTTGAGGACTTCGTCGAACCCGGCGTAGATCGCCAGGAGGACGATGGCTGGGCCGATCAGGTCTTTCATTGCACACTCCTGACATCGTCTGGTGGTGATTGTATCATATTGTGGGTTGGGTGTCAGGTCGTGCCTACAGGCGCTCCTCCGTGCTCGACTGGTTGCAGATGTCGTCGAGGCGGGCGGCAACTTCGTGGATGGCTTCGATGGTCTCCACGCCGTTGTGGGATGGGTGGATAGCAGCGAGCGCACCATTTACAGCCTCACGCATGGGTGCGAGCAGCAGGTTCTGCATGCGGTAGGCGTGCTCGAACGTGGGGAAGTCGCCGATGGCCTCCTCGGTGCCGTCGGTCTTGTGGGCGTAGAGGGTCCAGAAGATTCTCACGTAGGCGTTGCCATCGGCCTCGATGTGGCACTTGGCGTGCTCGGCCGCTTCTGCCAGGGCGTCTGCGGGCGTTGAGTCTTCCTCTCCGACGTAGCTTTCGATGCTGCTCCCATAATCCACGCAAGCGCGGATCGTGAGGTAGTCGAGCTTGGGCTCCTGCTCGGTCTCCGTGGTCGTCGCCCCGTCCGGCGGCTTGAACCCGATCAGGTCGAAGAACTCCTTGGCGCCGTCGAGGTCATGCACGGACCAGTGGGCGTCGCCCTCGAAGAGTTTGCACACGGAAGCTGCAAAGCGCTCGCCTATGCTGGTGTTGTAGGTGGTCATTGGGGGTCTCCTTGGTCGGTGGCTAAGCTGCGGCTCTCGATCTCGTCGGGGTCGAAGTCGAACTCGTGGCAGAGATAGTCGAACGCCGCCCATGACTGGCAGACCGCGCACCCCTGCTCGTAGTCCAGGCACCGCTCGCCAGCGGAAATCTCGACCGCTCGCTTCAGGCCGGGCAGGGATGCGGCGGCTTCGGCCCTGGCTTCGGCTTCGATGGCTTCGTAAGTTGTCATGTCGGTCATGGTCACACCTCGTTGGCGGTTTCCGAGTCTGACTCCTCGTCAGGCTCGTATGTGACTTCGATGCTGAACGAGAGTGACGTGACCATATGCCCCCGCTTCTCGGCGATGATGTTACAGATTAGGTCGGACACGAGGTCAATCTCCTCGCTCGTGCATTCGTCTTGAGCGATACTGATCCAGTCGGTCATCTGTCGTCTCCTCTCGTGGTCTCAGGCGGGCATCGAGGTTATGCGGTTCACTGCTTCCTCTGCTGCTCCGTCTTCCGCAGCGGCGCGTATTCTGTCCGCGCAGTATGCGGCGTAGCTCCCGGCGGAAATCAGGAGCAGCATGTCGACCCTCTCCATCGGGACGAACTTCTCCGGCGCCACGTTGTGCGGCCGGGTCTTCGTGTGGTGTGAGCTGGTGGTCACGCTCACCTTCTCGGTGTTCTCGAACCACATGTCGGCCGCCGGGTCGTAGATGAACATCGGCCATGTGCGGTAGCTGAACACCGCATACAGGGTGCCGGTATCGTCCGGCCCCCACTCTCCGTGGCAGGTCTCGTTCTTGTTCTGGAACGGCTTGAGCTGCTCCACGTATCGGCGCATGTCGGCGTTGGGCACGCGGAACTTTCTGTGGGTGCGCTGGGTCATCGGTTCATCTCGTCAGTCATTGGCTTCGTCTCCTTCCAGCAGGTCCATGGGCGTCACGCATGCACCAGGCGTCGTGGCGCCGGTCCCGGGGTGTGCGAACGTCTCCCCGCACCCCGTCATCCAGTTGATGAGCACCAGCGCGACGGCGAACCCCACAGCCAGGACGGTCAGGGTCGTCCCGAGCACGGCGAGGGCGTTGCGAAGGTGGTGCGCTGTTGGGTAGCGGCGCGTGCCTGATGAGTCGTGCCCACGTGTCAGCACGTGGGGTGGTGGGTGGTGTGCTCTCAAGGCAGGTCTCCCGTGTGCAGGATCGTCTTCAGGAGGGTCTTGGGGCTCTCGCCCAGCTGCTCGCTCAGTTGCGCCAGGGACTGCCCGTCATACCCCAGGCGATGGAACACCGTGCGGCGCTTGAACTCGCTGATGGTCCGGACAGTCTCAGGGTCGTGGTTGTCGTAGTGGCCGTTGGCCGTGTAGCGGTGGCAGCCACAGGAGTTCTTCTTGCGGTTCTCCACATCGGAGAACCGAGCCTTCGTGGTGTTGCCGCAGTCGCACTGCCAGCGCCACGTCCCGTTGCCCAGATACTCCACGGCGGTGAGCTTACCGTATGTCGCCCCCAGAATGTCGCGGAAACGGTTCTTGCGGGCGCAGCCACAGGACGTCGTGTTGCCGGACTTCACGTTGGCGGATTGCATCTCCTTCTCGGTGCCGCAGTCGCAGCGGAAGAGCCACTTGCGTGGAGCGCCAGGGCGCACAGCCACCAGGCGACCGAACCTCTGTCCGGTGATGTCTTCGCGTGTGCGGGTCATGGTGCCCTCCGAAGCGTTGTCGTGACATGTAAGCACATACTGAGGTGGGGGTAAAGTGGGTTAGGTGTGTGCTGGGGGGTTAAGCCAGCGCTTGCTGCGTCCTCCACCGGGGGTGGGGGTGTATTGAGACAAAGGTGGCGTGCATTGAGACACGGCTTGTTGGGCGGCTTAAAGTGCTAAGTCGTTGAAACAACACAATTCTTAGGTCGTGCGAACTACATTTAAGACAACGAGTCGGCCTCAGAGAGAGAAGCGCTGCGGAGCGTCGGGACTCTCACCTATCAAAAACTTTTGGCTGGGGGGTTAAGCCAGCGGGGTGTGGGGGTAAAAACCTATTTAACTTTGATAGGTCAGAGTGTCAGCGCTCCAAACGCGTATACTCTAAAATCCTGTCTCAATGTCTCACTTGGATTAATACTATATCTTACCCCCACCCAAAGCCTGGAAAATCAGGGGTTTGGGGAAAGTTTGTATTGAGACAAAATAACAATCCACACCCATTTTACATTGATGTCCCGGGCTTAATACAGGCTCAAAACCCCTGGAGGAAGGGGTAAAACGCCCTCTCAGGTGGGGGTAAAGTCCGGCGCAAGCGCCGGACAGCCCTGGTTTAACCCCACTCCATTCTGCATTGTTGGTTGCGAGGTGCTGTTTGTGCATACACCCCACGAGACAGAACCCCGATAGTGCATACACCCCACGAGACAGAACTCCGGGGGTTAAACGAGGTAGGGGTTAAACGAGGTAGGGGTTAAACGAGGTAGGGGTTAAACGGGGTGGGGGTAAAGTGTCAGAGCGCGTCCGCCGCGTCGCTCGCCGACGCGAAGCCGGATGCCACGACAGTCCCGCAGTGGCGGCGCACAACGGCCCACGATGAGTCGTCGCGTTGCACGATTTTGTGGTCGATGAGCCCCATGCGGTGTGTGGAGGTGGCGGCGAAGCTGCGCGTGCGAGCGCGCTTGCGGTCCTTGCGCGAGGCGGAGTTCACCTTGTGGCGGATGGACACCTTGGTGCTGGGTGTAGCGATGCAGTGGTCGATGGCCATGATGAGTCGTCCTTTCGCTTGGAGTGAACACAAGCAAACCCCCCGCACGTGGTGCGAGGGGCTCGGGGTGTTCACGTGTAAGCACGTGGTGTCAGTTGGCGGTGGCGTCGATCATGCGGCTGTCGCCCACGTTGGACATCTTCTCGGCATCCTCCAGCGCGGCGGCGAGTTCCTGCTGCGCCTTGCGAAACTCGGCGAAATCCACCTTGACGACCTTGTTGTTCTCGCGCGCGTCCTTCACCTGCTTGGCGAGCGATTGGATACGCTTGGCGACGTCGAGTTCCTGGGCGATCTTCTTCGCGGATTCCTCATCCGCCCACCACTCCGGCGCGTTGGCCGTGAGCCACTTCACCACGTGCTCGCCATCCGCGAAATCGGATTCCTTGTGCATGGTCCGGTTCAGCGTGAACTTGCCGTCCTTGGAGACGTTGGCGAACCCGTGGTCCTTGATCCACTTGACGATACGCTTGCGGTTCATCCCGGACGTCGCGTCGAAGAGCGACTGATAGAGCGTCACGTCCTTGTGGACATACACGTGCCCCGCGATGTTGATCAGGATTTCCTGCACGTTCTCGCGCATGGCTTTCGTGGAGCGTGCGACGCCCGCGATCTTCACCTTGATCTGCTTTTCAGTGAGCATGACGTTTCCTTTCACTATGCGTCAGACTAGGATGCACCCTCATGATGCACCCTACGCTGACGCATTGCCTAGCGGCGGCGACGTGCCGACACGCTAAGCGCGATCCAGTTGGCTGGACATACGACACGACACCGACCGCACAATGCGTCAGTGTCGCCTTGTTTGGGCGGCCCCGCACCCCCTCCGGTGCGCGGTTTGCCTACCGGCCCCGTTCAAGCGTGCACGCACGACAGGCGGAGCGGAGGTAGACCCCCTTTCACGCACTACGCCCCCGAGACGTAGCACATTCCTGTCCGGACGGTCCTTTCCGCTATTAACGGACCCCGACCCTCACGCGCACGTCTCTCGACAATGCGCGCGCCGTGGTGCCTATGCCCGCCTCTCAGACTATTCGCAAGGCGCTCGCCTTACGACACAAAACGCGTCGCACGGCACTACCTTCAGGCCGGACACCACGGAGACATGGCGGCGAGACATTCACCTAGCGGGATCAGGGCGCCTTGCCCCTACGCTAGTCAGCGTCTTGCACCCTCGGCGGCGCGTAAACAGGTGGGGGGAGGGACCGACGGGGGGCCCCGGCCCGCCCCAGACTTAGGTATCGCGTATAACCCAAGACCCCATTTCACCATTTAACCCCCCTCCTCAATGCGCTATTTAACCCCCCAAACCCACCAGGAGCATTTAACCCCCATGAAGAAACTGATCGGCCAGAGGTTTGGAACCCTCACCGTCATCGACTCCCGGTTCGAGAGGACGTCAGGCGGGAATCCCAAACACGTAGTCACGGTCAAGTGCGACTGTGGCAGAGTCTACGACAAGCTCAGAAAGGGCCTGAACAAAGCCGCCCACCCAACCTGCAAGGCATGTTTTACCCCCACACCCAAGAAACGCACCATCGTGGTGGTCATGGAGGACCAGGCCCGTAGCCTGGAGTGGTGGATCGACCTCATGGAGCTGGATGCGGACACCGTGAAAGGGGCTATCGCGCGCGGCCAGACACCGAAAAGCGCCCTCCTGGACGCCATATTCGCACAACTCGACCTCGATTGACGCTCATGTGTTTACGAGTTAGCATATGAAACATGGCACAACCCGTCGACAAAGTGGCGAAGCCCAAGGATACCTCCCAACCCATCCTGTCGCGCGCCCAGCTGCAGGAGATCGAGGAGGACCCGTCCAAGCTGGAGACCGTGGCGCGCCTCATGGGGGCGGTGAACCTGGACAACCTGTTCCGGTTCATGCAGCGACCCGACGTTCCGGCCAACGCCCGCCTGGAGTTCCAGAAGATGCTGAACCGGATGGGACGCCTGGAGCCCGAGAAGGTCGAGGAGTCGGCCGGTGGCGGCCCGCAGGTCATCATCAACATCACGCGCGCGAAGGACGCGGACCAGGGCGTGACCATCGAGGGCACCAGCAGGGCGGTCGGGGATGACACATGAGATCAACTTCGAGGTGATCGAGAGCCTCGACGCGTTCTTCTACTCCGAGAAGTTCATCTCCCTGGCGGTGGGGCCCGTGGGGTCCACCAAGACGACCGCTGGCATCATGAAAATCCTGCACCACGCGGCTCAGATGGCGCCGTGCAAAGATGGGATCAGGCGGTCGCGGTGTATCTGGGTGCGGAACACGCGGGAGCAGCTCAGGGACACCAGCATCCCCGACTTTCTGAAGTGGATACCCGACGGGGTCATGGGGTCGTTCCTCAAGACCGAGTACAAGTTCCTCATCAAGGTGGGGGACGTGGAGTGCGAGGTGCTGTTCCGTGGTCTGGACGACCAGAACGACGTGCGGCGCCTGCTGTCGCTGCAGGCGAGCTTCATCATCTTCGACGAGTTCCGGGAGATTCACCCCGACATTTACAACGCCGCGCAGGGGCGCGTGGGGCGGTACCCGGACAAGATGATGAACGGCGTGGGGTGCAAGACCGACGACGGGAGGTCGAACGCGCACCTGTGGGGGATGACCAACCCGCCCGACCAGGACACGTTCTGGGAGGAGCTGCTCTCCGACCCCCCGGACAACGTCCACGTCACGATACAGCCCTCGGGGCTCTCTCCGGAGGCCGACTGGACGCAGTTCCTGCCCGACGACTATTACGACAACCTGGCGCAGGGGAAGTCGGACGACTGGATCGACGTGTACATCCACGCGAAGTTCGGCAAGAGCCTGTCCGGGCAGCCGGTGTTCCGGTCGTTCGACCGGTCCGCTCACGTGGCGAAGCACCCCGTCAAGCCGATGTTCAGCCAGACCCCCCTGCTGATTGGGGTCGATGCCGGGCTCACACCCGCCGCCGTGGTCGGGCAGCAGTCGTTCGACGGGCGCCTGGTGGTGTATGACGCGCTGATCTCCGAGGACACCGGCGCGTTGAGGTTCATCCAGGAGAAGCTGAAGCCGCTGCTGACGAACAAGTTCCCCGGGCGCAGCTCGATGGTGATCGTGGACCCGGCCGCGTTCCAGCGGGTGCAGACGGACGAGCGGTGCGTGGCGGACATCTACAAGGCCGAGGGGTTCCTCGTGAAACCTGCGCGGACGAACTCGATAGCCGCGCGGATCGCCGCCGTGGAGAAGTACCTGTCCCGCCTGGTGGATGGTAAACACGGCCTGGTGATCGACCCCGAGAGCGCGAACCACCTGGTGCAGGCCCTGGCCGGGAAGTACCGGTACAAGATCAACACGAAGGGCGTGAAGGACGACAAGCCCGAGAAGAGCCACCCATGGTCTGACTTGGCTGACGCCTTCCAGTACCTCTGCCTGCACGCCGACGGCGGCGAGGTGTTCGGCTCTGCCGCGATGGGTGAGGAACGCCGCGAGGTGAAGAAGGTCTCCGCGCGCGGTTGGACCTGATCTGTTGACCTGTAAACAGGTGGTCAATACCATACGCAAGACTTGACATGTGAGATCGCACCATGGCTGTAGCTTCCGCGCTGATTCCCGCCGCCAGCCCCGCGTCGCTGGAGGAAGCGGCCAGGGCCGCCAACCAGGACCAGCAGCAGGCCCCCGTCATCCAGGGATTGGCAGCGCACGTCCGCCGCCGCTGGGAGGTGATGCGGGACTACAAGCGACAGGAGATCGAGCCGCGTCTGACGCAGTGCATGCGCGCGCGGAACATGGAGTACGAGCCCTCGAAACTCCAGGAAATCCGCGAACACGGCGGGTCGGAGATTTTCATGGGGATCGTCTCGACGAAGTGCCGGACGGCCACGGCCTGGCTGCGCGACACGCTGCTCGGGTCCGGCGAGGACAAACCATGGTCGATCTCCGCGACGCCGATGCCCGAAGTGCCCCCTGAGATCAAGCAGGGGCTGCAGCAGATCATGCAGCAGAACCTCCAGCAGTACTACGCCGAGGGGAACCCTCCCCTGTCCGAGCTGGAGCTGAAGGACCTCGCCGCCGGGATGGAGGACACGGCGCTGCGCCAGCTCCGCCACGAAGCAGAGAAGCGCGTGGAGCGGATGGAGAAGAAGATGGAGGACCAGCTCGCCGAAGGCGGGTTCATCAAGGCCCTCTTCGAGTTTACGAACGACGTCGCCACGTTCCCCTTCGCGGTTCTGAAAGGCCCCACCCCACGCCGCCGGATGAAGATGGCCTGGGTTCCCGGTGGCGGACTGGCCCCGCAGGAGACGCTGCGCGACGAGTGGGAGCGCGTCGACCCGTACAAGTTTTTCTGGGCGCCGTGGGGCGAAGACATCGACAACATGCCGGTGATCGAGCTGCACTACCTGACTCGGGACGACATCGAGGCGATGATCGGCGTCGAGGGGTACGACGAGGTGGCGCTGCGCTCAGTCCTGGCGGACTTCGGTGTCGGCGGTCTCGGCTGGATCGAGACGACTTCATCGGACATCGAGGAGACGTCGAGCAAGGACTTCGACGAGGCCGGGGACGATGTCGTCGCCGCGCTGCAGCTCTGGGACTCGATCCCGGGGAAACTGCTCCTGGAGTGGGGCCTCAGCCCCGAGGAGATTCCCGACCCGCAGATGTCGTACCCCTGCGAGGTGTGGATGATCAACAACACGGTCGTGAAGGCCGTGCTGAACTACGACCCGCTCGGTCGGAAACCGTACTTCCTGACCTCGTTCGAGAAGGTGCCGGGCCGCGTGGATGGAAACGGGGTGGCCGACCTCTGCATGGACGCCCAGAACATGTGCAACGCGGCGGCGCGGGCACTGGCGAACAACATGGGGATCGCGTCGGGCCCGCAGGTCGGGGTGAACATCAGCCGCCTGCCCGCCGGGGAGGACATCTCACAGATGTACCCCTGGAAAATCTGGCAGTTCCGGCAGTCGGACTACAACGACGCGACGCAGCCGCTGACGTTCTTCCAGCCGAACTCGAACGCGCAGGAACTCATGGCCGTGTTCGACCGGTTCATGGGGATCGCCGACGAGGTTTCCGGGATTCCGCGCTACATGACCGGGGAGCACGTCCCCGGGGCAAGCCGCACGTCGTCCGGCCTGTCCATGCTGATCTCGAACGCAGGCAAGAGCATCAAGCAGGTGATCAGCAACATCGACCACGACGTTCTCACGCCGATGCTGGAGCGCCAGTACCACCGCAACATGCGGTACTCGCAGGACCCGGACCTGATCGGGGACGTGCAGATCGAGGCGAAAGGCGCCATGTCCCTCGTCGTGAAAGAGGCCGAGGCCGTACGGAAGAACGACTTCCTGCGCCTGGTCCTGGAAAGCCCGGTCGCGCAGCAGATTGTCGGCCTGCCGGGCACGGCGGAGCTGCTTCGTGATATGGCGGGCAACCTCAACACCAATGTGGACCGTCTGGTGCCGACCCGAGAGGACGTGCAGAAGCAACAGGCCCAGCAAGCCGCGATGGAGCAGCAGATGGCGGCCCAGGAGGCGCAGAATCTCCAGGAAGACGGCACGCCGATGGGCGGAAGGCAGGACAATACGATGTCTCCGCGACCGAACGGGCGGTGAAACTGCTGTTTGTTGACATGTAAACACGCAAGCGGTAATCTGATAACATGATCGACGTGAACCGGTTCGACAAACGGGCGTTGGACGCCCTGGTGAGGCTCAAAGAGCCCCACATGAAGTGGTTTCTCGATCTTGTGGACTCCGAATTGGAGGACGCGAAGCGGAAGCTGGTCTATACGGGCGAAACGGATGCGCTCCGCCGCCTTCAGGGCCGTGCTGAAGCACTTGAGGACGTACTGAGGGCCGTCGAAGACGCGTCCAAGGTGCGAAACGGCGCTCCGGCGCCGAAAACCGGAAGCACACCATGACGGGAGCAGCATACTTCGGGCGCTGCGTAACAGAGTTGGTGCTTTAAGGAGATCGCAATGGCTTTGCCGAAGCAGGTTCAGGCTCAGATCGCGGAGATCGAGGAGCTGGAGAAGAAGCTGAAGACCCGCCCTGACGGGGATGAAGAGCCTTCCGAGGAAGGACAACCCCCCGAAGACAATCAGGCTGCGGACACCGATGCGGACGATTCAGCGCCGAAAGACACGCAGGGAGTCGGGACCCGGGACGCGAAGCCAGCTGATGAGGCTTCTGAGCCCCCGGCGGATGACTACAAGCAGAGGTACCTCACGCTTCGCGGGAAGTACGATGCTGAGGTCCCGCGTCTGCACCAGCAGGTGCGTGACCTGACTGATCAGCTGGACCAGCTGCGCAAGCAGGTGGACGAGAAGGCTGAGAAGTCGCAGGAGCCGGAGGAGCCCGTCAGTTATGTGACCGATGCAGATCGAGCCGAGTTCGGCGAGGAACTGATCGACGTCCAGCGGCGCGTGGCGAAGGAAGTCGCGCGCGAGTACGAGGCCAAGCTGTCTGAACAGCAGAAGGTCATCGACGAGCTTCGGGAGCAGGTGGCGAACACCGGCAACCAGGTCGGGCAGATGAGCTTCGCGCAGCGCCTCCAACAACTGGTTCCCGACTTCGAGGAGGTCGACCAGGACCAGCGCTGGATCGAGTGGCTCAACGAGTACGATCCCGTGCTCCGTGGGCCGCGCCGACAGGTGGCGGAAGCTGCCTTCAAGGCNGGGGATGCCGATGGGGTGGCGCACTACGTCAACCTCTTCAAGCAGAGCATCGCCGCCGAGAAGAAACAGCCCGAGCCGCAGCCGCGCCAGGCAGAGCTTGAGAAGCAGGTCGCGCCGAACCGTTCGGCTGGCCCGCGCGGGCGTCAGGGGGACGGACAGAACTCCAAGGTCTGGACGCAGCAGCAGCTCGCCCAGGCATGGGACAAGGTCCGGGTCCTGAACACGCGGGGGCGGTACGACGAGGCGGCGAAACTTGAAGCTGAAGTGACTGCTGCGTACATGGATGGCCGGGTTCGAGCCTAATGTGCTAACATGTAAGCAGCCGTTGCGACCAACGTGACTGTAAGGAGGCCGAAATGGCTGCTGTTTTCCCCGTCGTCGGTAGCGGCGACTTCGACACCAACCCGTCCTACTCGGGCGGTTTCATCCCCCAGCTGTGGTCGGGGAAGCTGAACGCGAAGTTCTACGCGACCACGATGATGACCGAGCTGGCCAACACCGAGTGGGAAGGCGAGATTCGGAACCAGGGCGACACGATCCGCATCCGGACGGCGCCGTCGATCACGATCCGGGACTACGCGGGTGCGGGCACGACGCTCACGTCCGAGGTTCCGGCGCCGATCTACGACGACCTGCAGATCGACCAGGGCAAGTACTTCAGCGTCCAGGTCAACGACGTGCTGGCGCATCAGGCCGACATGGACCTGATGAACATGTTCACGGAGGACGCCGCGAAGCAGCTCAAGATCGCCATCGAGAACGACTGCTTCTTCCACTGGTTCGTCACCGAGGGGCCCGACGCGGCCAACGCCGGGGCGACCGCTGGCGCTCTCTCGGCCGAGTACAACCTCGGCACGGACACGGCCCCGGTGGATCAGTCGACGCCCTCGAACATCCTGAAGACGATCCTGCGCATGTCGGCGGCGCTCGACGAGCAGAACGTGCCCGAAGAGGGGCGCTGGCTCGTGATCACGCCGTACGACCGTCAGCTGCTCATGCAGACCGACATCGCCCAGGCGTACTTCACGGGCGACGCGTCCTCGACCATCCGGTCGGGTCGGATCGGGATGCTGGACCGCTTCGAGGTCTACGTCTCGAACCTCCTGCCGAAAGGTGGCGCGGGCCGCGAGATGGTCGCTGGCCTGTCGGCGACCGGCGACGGTGCCACGCTCACCGACGCGAAGAACCGCCGGATGATGGTCGCTGGCACTCAGGCGTCGATCACCTTCGCCTCGCAGATCAACAAGACCGAGCCGCTGCGCAACCAGACGGACTTCGGTGACATCGTGCGGGGCCTCGCGGTCTACGGCCGCAAGGTGATCAAGGACCAGGCGCTCATTACCGCGCTGGTCGGCTCTGCCACCTGACCTGAGTGAGGGGGCTTCGGCCCCCTCTCTACCTTCCACAGGAGACTGACATGGCCGACAAGAAACGCGGAAAGCGCGGAACGAAGTCCAACCCTGCGGGTGGTCCGGACCCCGACAACAGAAACGTCGGGAGCGCCAAGGGGCGTATGTTCGAGCAGCGGGAAAAGCGGCGTATTTTCGGCGCCATCGCCAACCAGGCCCGAGATGACCGAGAGCCAACCCCCAGCCTGACCACCCGGTTTTCCAAGAAAGGGAAATGACATGGACGCAGCGAAGCTCATCAACGCGCTGAAGGCCGAGATCGTCGCGGGCCGGGCCCTTGCCTGGGTGAACCGGGAACGCCTCGTCGTGGCGCGCCTCGTCGACGGAACCATGACGCTGACCGACGACGGCAAGCGCGTGGCGGAGATGCTCGCCCAGAAGAGCAAGACCCGCGCGACCGCCAAGAAGGCTGACACTGAGCCCCCCGCTCAGACGGAGTGATGGAGACTTGCCATGGCCACCGTCAAGGTGACTGACATTGTGCGGCGCGTGGAGGACGTCCTCCAGGACACGAACATCCGCTGGCCGCGCCTCGAACTGCAAAACTGGATCAACGAGTCCTACCTGGCGATTACGCTGATCCGGCCGGACGCCAACGCGCAGTCCGGCAATTTCACATGTGCTGCAGGGACTCGCCAAGTGTTGACGGCCGAGTTCCCTTCCGCGCTGCGGCTTCTGGACGTCACGCGCAACGTCGCCGAAACGTCATCTAAGAAGGTGGTCCGCCTGGTGTCTCGGGCCGTTCTCGACGACCAGCGACCGACCTGGCACGCAGAACCGCAGACGGTGGACGTGCAGCACTACATGTTTGACCCTCGGCAACCCAAGGAGTTCTTCGTTTACCCTCCAGCCTCGACCTCGGCAGAACTCGAAGTCGTCTACGCGGCTGCACCCGAGATGCACTCGCTTACAGAGTCCGAGCTGGACCCGGCGAGCGGCAGCAGCGAAGTTATCCACCTAGACGACATCTACATGTCGCCGATTGTCGATTGGGTGCTTTACCGCGCCTACTCGAAAGACGCCGAGTACGGCTCGAACGAGGCTCGCGCCGCGTCGTACTACCAGTCTTTCAACGCTTCTCTGGGCGCCAAGACGCAGTCTGATGCGGCGATCTCCCCCCAAGATGCCAGCGCGGTGACGTGACATGGTCGTAGCCTGGGACAAGTTCTACACACAGGTCCAGCCCTACGTCCCGGGCTGCCCGGAGATCGTGATGGACGAACACCTCCGGCGCGCGGCGGTGGACTTCTGCGCGCGGAGCGAGGTCTGGCGCTTCGACATCGAGCCCAGGCAGACGTTCCCGGGGGTGTCGGACTACTATCTGGACACGCCGAACCACGGGCGCCTTGAGGATGTGACCCACCTTTTCCTCGAAGGTCGTCGGCTTGACCGGATCGCCGATCTGTATGAGCAGCCGAACCCCCAGGTCCCGGACACACGACCCGATGCCTACGCCGTCTATATGGGCGGCGCACTGCGGTTCTTCCCGACACCGGATCGGGAGTACGCGTTCCAGGGTGCCGGGGTTCTTCGCCCGGCTCAGACTGCGACGGGTGTCGAGGATTTCATTTTCGAGACCTACGGCAGCGACATCATCTGCGGCGCCGTCGCGTCTCTTCTGGAAATCCCGAACAAGGAGTGGAGCAACCCGGAGGCGTCTCTCTACTACCGCTCCCGGTTCCACCGGGCGGCCGACGACGCGAAGGGGCGCCAGATGCGGAGGACGGGCACCCAGGTCCGCCTTCCCGGTTTCGCATGAAAGGTGACTGCCGATGATCCCCACCTGCGCTGTAACCTGCACGGTCCACGACCAGTCCGGCGAACCGGAAGTGGGTGCTGTAGTTCGCGCTCGGCTGACGAGCTACGAAATCTACAACGGTTACGTGGTGCCGGAAGAAGTCGTTCAGAGGACTGACGAGGCTGGTGAGTGTGTTCTGGAACTCTGGCCGAACCAGCTCGGCGCGGCGGAGTCGATGTACGAGATCACGATCATCTCGTCGCGGGGTCGGTCGCTCCGGACGACCGCTGTCGTGCCGAACCAGGAGACTGCGTTTCTCCACCAGATCGCGGAGTTGCCCCCCTACGAGGGTAAGACCGAAGGCCAGCTGACCCTCGATGCCGCAGTCGCTGCCGGGGCGCAGGCCGTTTCGGACGCGCAGGATGCGGCAAACTCGGCCTCCGCAGCGGCCACGTCGGCACTTAACGCGTCTAACAGCGCGTCTGCGGCTGAGAATAGCGAAACCAACGCGGCCACGTCCGAGGCCAACGCCGCTGACAGTGCGTCTGCGGCTGCCGCCTATGCGACGGAAGCGGCAAACAGCGCGTCTGCTGCCTCGACCAGTGCATCCAACGCCGCCACGTCCGAGATCAACGCTGCTAACAGCGCGTCGGCGGCGGCCGCGTCCGAGACCAAGGCAGCGAATAGCGCCGATGCAGCCGCCATCTCTGAGACGAACGCAGCCAACAGTGCTTCATCGTCTTCAACCAGCGCGTCCAACGCCGCCACGTCCGAGACCAACGCGGCAACTTATGCAACGAACGCGGCGAGTAGTGCGAGCGCCGCCCAACTCGCGGAGGCTCAGACGGCGGCCCTGTTCGACCAGTTTGGCGACCAGTACCTCGGCAGCCACCCCTCGGACCCCACGACCGACAACGATGGCGACTCCCTGACGACGGGCGACATCTACTGGAACGCGACTGAGGGAAAGCTCAAGTTCTACGACGGCTCGACCTGGATCGCGCCCGAGACGGTCGCCCAGAACGCGGCCACTGACGCGGAAACTGCACAAGCGGCTGCCGAGGCTGCGCAGGCCGCTGCGGAGCTGGCAGAAGCGAACGCGGCCACTTCCGAAGCCAACGCCGCGAACAGCGCCAGCAGCGCGCAGGCGTCAGCGAGCGCCGCTACCACCTCCGAAACCAACGCCGCGACCAGTGAGACTAACGCAGCCACCTCCGAGACAAACGCCGCCAACAGCGCGTCGGCGGCGGCCGCGTCCGAGACCAATGCGGCCAACAGCGCGTCTGCGGCTTCGACGAGCGAGGCCAATGCGGCGGCAAGCGAGGGTGCGGCTGCAACAAGTGAGGCCAACGCTGCCGACAGCGCGACCGCAGCAGCGACCAGCGAGACCAACGCGGCCACGTCCGAAGCCAATGCGGCCAACAGCGCGTCCGCAGCCGTAACGTCCGAGACCAACGCTGGCAACAGCGCCGATGCAGCCGCCATCTCTGAGACTAACGCGGCTACCAGCGCTTCCTCGGCTTCGACCAGCGAGATTAACGCGGCAACCTCGGCGGCCAACGCCGCCACTTCGGAAGCGAACGCCGCCGACAGCGCATCCGAGGCCGCTACCAGCGCCTCTGGTGCGGCCAACAGCGCCTCCGCAGCGGCCGCGTCTGAGACCAACGTCGCCAACAGCGCGGCAGCCGCCGCGACAAGTGAGACCAACGCGGCCGACAGTGCATCAGCGGCAGCCACGTCTGAGGCCAACGCGGCCACGTCCGAGACCAACGCCGCTGACAGTGCATCTGCGGCTGCCGCCTCTGCGACGGAAGCGGCCGACAGCGCGTCTGCGGCCTCGGCCAGTGAAACCAATGCGGCGGCGAGCGAGAGTGCGGCTGCGACAAGTGAGACCAACGCTGCCGACAGCGCGACCGCAGCGGCGTCCAGCGAGACCAACGCGGCCACGTCCGAGATCAACGCTGCTAACAGCGCGTCGGCGGCGGCCGCGTCCGAGACTGACGTCGCCAACAGCGCGGCGGCCGCTGCGACCAGTGAGGCGAACGCTGCCGCGAGTGAGAGCGCAGCGGCCACCTTCGCAACCGAGGCGGCCACCTCGGCGACTGAGGCGTCTACTTCTGCGACCAACGCCGCCACGTCCGAGACCAACGCGGCAAGCAGCGCGACGGCAGCCCAGTCTGCCCAGGCCGCAGCCGAAACAGCCCGCGACCAAACCCTCGACGCCTTTGACAGCTTCGACGACCGCTACCTTGGCGCCAAGGACAGCGACCCCACAACCGACAACGACGGCAACCCGCTAGAGGGCGGCGCGCTCTACTTCAACACCCCCGCTGGCGAGATGAGGGTCTACGACGGCAGCGTCTGGCGCGCGGCCTACGCCTCCCTGTCCGGCGCTCTCCTGAGCGGCAACAACCTGTCCGACCTCGACAACGCCGCCACCGCCCGCACCAACCTTGGCCTCGGCACCGCCGCCACCACGGCCAGCACGGACTACGCCACATCCACCCAAGGCACTCTTGCCGACAGCGCTGTCCAGCCAGGTGATCTCGCCACGGTCGCCACCTCTGGCTCCTACGCGGACCTGACGAACGTCCCTGCGACCTTTACCCCGAGCACCCACACGCACACGCTCGCCGAGATCACGGATGCTGGAACCGCTGCTGCGCAAGACGCATCGGCTTTTGCGACCGCTGCACAGGGCGCCAAGGCTGATACGGCCGTCCAGCCCTCAGACCTTCCTAGCGTCCCGGTTGTCGGCACGGACGTGCTTGCCCATGACGACAACCTGCAAGCCTTCACAGACACTTTCAACCTCCCCACGACGGACGGCGCCGCCGACCAAGTCCTGACGACAGACGGCGAGGGCAACCTGACGTTTGCCGACCAGAGTGGAGGCGACGGCGAGATCGGCACAGCCCAAAAACTCGCATACGACCTCAAAACACCAGGTCGACGACTGGAAATCATCCCTGACGGGCAGGAGGTCAGCTTCGGAGAAGTTGTCAGTAACGAGTTTTTCTTCGTTACGGGGCAGAGCTATCTGGAGTTCGGGAGCGGTATCTCCTCCATTCAAGCCGTTTCCGGCACAGACGACCAAGGCCAGGATCGCTTTTACGTCGAGGTTGATGCTGACAGCGCCACATTGTCGGCGCTCCAAGGACATTATGCGAATTATATTCCGAGCGATGAAAGTTATGTCCAAGTGTTTTTTGGAGATAACGAGAAAACACACATCTCTGCAATTCAAACAGACGACAATCGTTTTTATCAGTATATATCCGTTATTGTTGCGGTTTATGAGGGCGTAAACTTACACGACATTGAAAACCCCGTCGATAACGGAGACGGGACATTTCGTGTCCGTTTGGGCGCCATGCGCTCCTGGGAGAACCCAAGCGAGACCCACAGCCAGCCCCTTTATACGCCGGGAGACCCCCTGGGCCTCTTCTTTGACTACGACGACGGCCCCAGGGAACACAATAAAATCACGTTTGACGGAACTGTCGATATAACAGCGACCAGCTGGTTCTCCAGCGTTGAGGACCGAGGCGAGGCCCTGATTGCGCTCGACGGCCCGGACCAATCTTACGAGTTTACGGGGCGATACAGGTATGGCCCCGGGGAGACCATTCCAGAAATAACCTCTAACAGTGTCACCATTAGATCGAACCATTCATATACGAAGGTCTCGGCTTATGAGCCTTGGCCGTCTTACAAAAACCTTCAGGCCCGCATATGGCATAACACTGGCGCTGAGTTTGAGCCCGTATATATACGCACAGCCACCGTAAGCGACAACAAGGCGGTCTTGGAGTTTGACGCAAGCGGGCTGTATAACGTCCCTACGCCCGACTCCGTGGTGCAAAATGATTACTTCACATATGTCGGCCCGCCCGACTATACTATTTATAATCTGGACAATGAGCTAACGTTTGGCGGTGGTTCTGGTAATCTTTTCCTTGGGCCTAGCGATCTTAAGTTTCACTACTACAACGGCACGAGTTTTCAGAACTTTAGTGGCAACATCGCCCTAACGGGGTCTGGTCAGTATTACACAGGCTATGAAAACCTGAGTCCGATCGCCATGAACAACATATCGGCAGGAACTGATAGCCTCCGTGTTAGCCACTTTAATGTTCCAGGTATTGATGAAATATCAGGAAACATTGCGTTGGGCTCAAACGCCTTGGGAAATGTGGGTGTTAACACCCACTTCTCGGGTAGCAATTTTTATGTTGGTAACAACATCGCTTTGGGCAGTAGTGCCGCAGAATGGTTAGAAGCACACTCAAATATAGCGAGCTCTGTTTTTTTAGGGACGCACGCGGGCGCGTATGGAAGTTATGGCTCTCAGGTTGTGTGCTTGGGCAGCTTTAGCCAAGTAACAGCCGACCACCAAGTGCAGCTCGGCAGCAACCACCACCAAGTCTACAGCCAGTCTGCAATTAACGTGCGGTCCGACGCCCGAGACAAAGCGGATGTGCGGGACACGGTGTTTGGGCTGGATTTCATCACCAGCTTGCGCCCGGTCGACTATCGCTGGGATATGCGTGATGACTACTTCGACATTGAGGAATACGAGGTCGAAGTCACGCGCCAGCGCACAGTGCAGGTGGAAAACCCGGACTTCGACCCTGCCCAACCCGAAGACCCGGAGCACAACCCGAGGACAGTGCCCGAGGTCGAGGAATACACCGAAACCGAAACCCGCACCCGCAAGGTCAAACTGGACAAAGACGGGTCTAAGAAGCGGACGCGCTTCCACCACGGTTTCGTGGCGCAGGACGTAAAGGCCGTCGCAGATAGCATCGGACACGACTTTGGGGGCTATCAGGACCACACGGTGAACGGTGGAGATGACGTAAAGACACTGCAATACGAGCAGTTGATCGCCCCCATGGTGAAAGCCATCCAAGAGCTGTCTGACCGCGTCAAGGAACTTGAGGCACGTCTGGGCGAGAAGTGACACTACCAGCGGAGTATCTGATGTTAGGCGTTGGCCCACTAACTTTCGTGCCCGTCGCGGGTGAATCCCGGCTCGCCTGCTCACGCTACGGCTCCGTGGCTGCGAAAGGAGCCCTCTGATGATCTCACGGTCTGACGACGGCATCACGATCCGCGCGCCGCTGGCATGGACAATCGTCGTGGCGGTGATGAGCGGCGGCGTCTGGGTCGGCGGCAATCTCTCGGAGATGCGGGAGGGGATCAACGTGCTCCGCTCCCGGCAGAGCGAGGATCGAGAAGCGATCCAGCGCAACTCAGAGGCGATTGGGCGGCTGAGCGCGTCCGATGCCCGGATCGAGCAGCGTCTGTCCGGCGTAGACCGGCGCCTTGGGGAGCTTCAGGCCGGACAGCAAGAAATCCTGCGGTACCTCCGCGAGCGAGAGGATGGAGGCTGAGATGAGCAACCGAGCGTTCGAGTTGGCCCAGGAGGACCTGGGTACCTGGGAGTGGGGCGACGGCCATAACCCGAAGGTCGTTCAGTATTTCCACGACGTCGGCCACGAGTGGGTTCAGGATGACGAGACAGCCTGGTGCGCGGCCTTCGTGGGGGCGATGCTCAAACGCGCCGGGCTCCCTCACACCGGCAAGCTGAACGCGCAGTCCTACAAGACGTGGGGCGAGCACGTGGACCCGGAGAAGGCCCGGCCCGGTGACATCGTGGTCTTCTGGCGCCAGAGCCCGGACAGCTGGAAGGGCCATGTCGGCTTCTTCGCCCGGTGGACAGACGAGGGGGACCCGGTGGTACTCGGCGGCAACCAGGCCAACCAGGTCAACATGACCCCCTACCCGCGCGACCGCCTGCTCGCTGTCCGCCGGGACCCGTCCACCAAGACCCCCTCGAAGCCCGCGATCTCCAAGGACCGCGACACCCCCACGAAGTCCAAGACGGTGCGCGCCTCGGCCGTGACCATCGCCAGCGGCGCCGGGACGGCGGTCAGCGCGCTCTCCGGGCTCGACCAATACGCACAGTACATCGTTCTCGGGTTTGCCGGGCTGGTGCTCCTGTCCGGCGTGTTCATCATGCGGGAGAGGATCAAGGCGTGGGCAGACGGGTGGCGCTGAATGTTAGGTCGCGTAAAGACGTACATCATCGCAGCAACCGCGTTCGTCGCGGCGTTGTTCGGCATCTACTGGCGCGGAAAGTCCGACGGGGCCGAAGCCGAACGTGACGAGGAAACAGAGCGCCGCCTTCAGGACATGCAGACCGCCAAGGAGGTCCGCGACGATGTGGAAAGCGATTCCGATCTCGTTGGTCGTGCTGAGCGCTGGGTGCGGCCCAAGGATGAGTAGTGGCGGATATTGCGACCTGGCCGCCCCACTCCTTTTCGGCGACACCGAGACCGTGGAGTGGCTGAACGCCAACGACCGTCGACTGCTGGAAGACATCGTGGTACACAACGAGACGCACGAGGCTTTGTGCTGAGGCTGGAGAACTGACATGCCCACCATTACCGTCAAGTCCTTCGGTGGCATCTCCCCCCGCACCCCTCCGCGTTATCTCGACCAGGGGCAGGCTCAGGTTGCGCTGAACTGCCCTGTCTTCACCGGACACCTCGCCCCTCTTCCGGACGTCAGCGCGTCGCTCCTGACCCTCCCCAAGTTCGGCACCCCGCAGACCATTTACCGGTTCGGCCAAGACGTCGTATCGGACACCGATTACTGGTTCCACTGGACCAAGGACGTGGATGTCTGCCGGGGCCAGATCGCCGGAGACACCTCGGAGTGGACGTTCTACACCGGGGACGGCGGGCCAAAGGCCACTTACGCTGCCCTGGCACTGGCCGGGTCGGATTACCCTGCAGCTGCCCGCCCTCTTGGCCTCCCGGCCCCCGGAGACCCGGCGGCTGTGAGCGTGACCGGGACGGCTGACCCGTCGCAAATCCCGGAGACACGTGTTTACACGTGGACATGGGTGAACAAGGAGTCTGGGTTCGAGTTCGAGTCCGCCCCCGCTCCTGCGTCCGACAGCGTGGATGTGTACCCTGGCCAGTCCGTCAGCGTCAGCTCTCTCGGGACGGCCCCCGGCGGCGACTACGTGGTGACGCACCGACGTATCTACCGGGCAGTCGGTGGCATCTATCTCTTCGTGACGGAAATCCCGGCGACGTCGACGAGCTTCACCGACACGGTCGACGCGGACGCGCTCGGGGAGCAGCTGCCGTCCATGAACTGGTCCGAACCCCCGTCGACGCTGCAGGGTCTGATTAACCTGCCCAACGGCATGATGGCCGGGTTCGATGGCCGTGACGTCTATTTCTGCGAGCCGTACCGGCCCTACGCCTGGCCCGAGATGTACATTCAGAGCCTCGACTACCCGGTGGTCGGGCTGGGCCGGATGGACACGACGCTGGCCGTCCTCACGACAGGGGTTCCCTACCTGATCCAGGGCACCCACCCGGACTCGATGGCCGTCGTGAAGTCGGACCTGGAGCAGGCGTGCGTGTCCAAGCGCAGCATCGTGAGTTTCGGCGGGTCGGTCGTTTACGCGGCGCCGGACGGCCTCATGCGCCTGTCGCCTTCGGGGTCGGGCATCATCACCGAGGCGCTCTTCGACTACAAGCAGTGGCAGGCGTACTTCGCGCCGGAGACGATCCACGCTTACGCGCACGACAACAAGTACGTCGCGTTCTACGACAACGGCACGGCGCAGGGTGGCTTCATCTACGACCTGAAGACCGGCCAGTTCATCCTCCACGACATCTACGCGACCGCAGGGTTCCAGGACGTCCAGCGCGACAAGCTGTTTCTCGCCTTCGCGGACAGCAGTCTCTCCGTCTGGTACGAGGGCGCCCCCAAGCCGTACATCTGGCGGTCGAAGGTCTTCACCATGCCCCAGGTCACGGGGTTCTCCTGCGCCCAGGTCGAAGCCGAGACGTACCCGCTCACTCTGGAGGTCTTCGCCGACGGGCAGCTGATCTACACGCACGAGGTGCCGTCCCGGAACCCGTTCCGCCTTCCTGCCAAGGTCGGCCGCGACTGGGAGGTCCAGATTTCCGGGACGAGCCAGGTGTTCTCGGTGGCGCTCGCCACCTCGATGACGGAGCTTGCCAGTGGCTAAACTCCCGACAGTTTCGAGCAACATCCCCCGTGACCTGCGGCAGTTTCTGGACCGGGTCCGCGAGGCGCTGGACGGCGAGCAGCTCACTCCGGAGATCAAGAAGGCCCTCCTGGAGTCCGGGTTTGCTCTCGCACCCGACGGCACGCTGATCGCGCCTTCCGGCCAAGCGGAGTATGGCACCCCACCTGCTCCGCTCAATCTGCAGACTCAGGGCTTCCGGACGAATGTCCTCCTGACGTGGGACGAGCCGGTCTACCCCGGGCACTCGTACGCTGAAGTGTGGGTGGCCCCAGAACTGGAGGATGGAACTGCTCCCGAAGTCGAGTCTGCCACCCTGATCGGCATGGCTCCAGGGACGACTTACACGCACGTCATCGAAGGCAGCGATGACACGGTTTGGTGGTACTGGGTGCGCTTCGTCAACCTCGACGGCGTTCAGGGGCCTTACGACACGGTGAGCGGAACCCAGGGTCAGAGCGAGTATCTAACCCCGCCTACCCCGACCGGGCTCACTACGGAGGGGCGCCTGTCCAGCATCTTCTTGGCATGGGACGAGCCAACATACCCGGGCCACTTCTACACCGAAATCTGGGCCGCCCCGGAAACCACCGAAGGTATAGACCCCGGCCTAGATGCGGCCGAACGCATCGGCATGGCCCCCGGCGGGAGGTACATCCACGGGACGAGTGAAATCTGGTGGTACTGGGTCCGTTTCGTGAACCTGGATGGTGTCGCGGGACCTTACAACGCGGTCGGAGGCACCCGGGGACGGAACGCCTACGCCACACCTCCCGCTCCAGCTAACCTGCAGACCGAGGGCGCACTGGCGAATGTGATCCTGACCTGGGACCAACCCACGTACGAGGGCCACTCACACACCGAAATCTGGGCAGCCCAGGCCCTCGCGGGGGGAGGCACTCCCGACATCGGCGAGGCCGTCTTGGTGGGTATGTCTCCCGGCACGGTCTATGCACACAACCTGGGCAGCGACGCGACCCGGTGGTACTGGGTGCGCTTCGTCAACCGCGATGGCCTCGCTGGGCCTTACAACGCCGTTGCGGGAACACGCGGGGATACCGGCCAAGACCCGGCTTACCTGATCTCTCTACTGGAGGGCCAGATTTCGGAGAGCGAACTGGCCGAGTCTCTGGGGACCCAGATTACTACCACCCGTAATGATCTCGACGCCCTTGACGCATCTCTGAACGCCGAGATTACTACCACCCGTAATGATCTCGACGCCCTTGACGCGTCTCTGGACGCCCTGCGCGGTGGTTGGGCTGGGAACCTCGACGGGTTCCTCGCCGACCGCACTCCGACGCTCACCCTCGCCGATCTCACCGCCGTGTCGGACGACATCGCCAACATTTACGCCACCCAGGCGACGCTAACGACCGATTACTACACAATCGCGGAGGCCGACCAGGCGATCAGCGCCGCGACCACAACGCTCAAGTCAGAGATCGAAGACCCGAACGGCACCTCGCTCGGCGCCACCCTGGAGCAGGACTACTACACCAGCGTCGAGACCGACAGCGCGATCAGTGCCCAGACAACGGCCCTGGAGAGCAGCCTCCAGACTTACGCCGACAATGCTGCCAACGCTGCCGAAGCTGGCGCCGTTTCCACGGTGACCGCCACCCTGGAGCAGGACTACTACACCAGCGTCGAGACCGACAGCGCGATCAGTTCGGCAGCGACGACGCTGAAGTCGCAGATCGAGGACCCCAACGGCAACTCCGTCGGCGCCGCGCTTCAAACAGAGGCAACCACCCGAGCCCAGGAGACCGGGGACCTCTTCGCCCAGTACACGGTGAAGACCGACCTCAACGGCTATGTCTCCGGCTACGGCCTGGCGAGTACGTCCGTGAATGGCGTGCCGTCGAGCGAGTTCATCATCAGGTCCGACAGCTTCGCTATCGGCGCACCGGGGGGCACAACTCCCACCCCATCTTACCCTTTCATCGTGCGTACGACGTCTACGACTATCAACGGCGAGACAGTCCCTGCGGGGACCTACGTCAAGGATGCGTTCATCCAGAACGGGACCATCACGAAAGCCAAGATCGCGGACGCCGCCATCGACAATGCGAAGATTGCTGACTTAAATGCAGAAAAGATTACGGCCGGCACTTTGGACGCTGACCGGATAGAGGCTAACTCTATTGACGGCAGCAAAATCAACACCAACTTTTTGGCAGCTAAGCTGGCGACGATCACAGACGCGTACATCGACACGGCCAACATAGCCGATGGAGCAATCACCAACGCCCAGATCGCGGACGCGTCTATCACCACCGCCAAGATCGACACGGCCACTATCACGGACCTTTCTTCCTTGACGGCTGACATCGGCCACATAACGGCAGGCAAGATGCAGTCCCCGGACGGGCGGTTCGTGATCGACCTCGACCAGAAGATCATCCGGATCACTGTATGATGGAAGCCCTGAAACTCAACAACCTCAGCCCTCTCATAGAGGCCAGCGACGTCTGGGCCGAAGCGCCAGACACTTCACTGTGGTTGGCCCACGACAAGGGGCGCGTGCGCCTTGCCCGCGAAGAACCCGGGGCGCAGGAGTATTTCGCTGACCTACGGCAGACCCCGGACCTCGCTCAGTCTACCGAGAAACTGGAAAAGCCAACCATCTTCGTCGAGTGGCCAAGCGGGCGCCACCAGCTCGTTTTACCCGCGCGATGGAACTTTGCTGCACCCTACACTGGCCGACCCTACATTCTCGGACGCTTCGACTGCTACACCCTGGTCAGGGACTGGATGTGGAGAGAACGCGGCATTGAAATGGAGTACCTGACAGAGCGCCGAGAGACCATACTGAATGAGTTTGCGACCGATAGCGCATTTCTGTCGAACACCGAGATGGACAAATGGGACCGAGTGACCCGGCCTGAACCTGGGGACGGCATCTTGTTCTCTCTGGGGAACGACGGCGAGTTTGCGTCCGGCAACCCCAACCACTGCGGTGTCTACCTCGGAGGTGGACGATTTTTGCACCACTTCGCAAACAGGGTGTCTTGCGAAGAGGAAATGAGCCCCCGCTGGAAGTCCCGAGTGGCCGCCTACATGAGGTACTATGGCTAAGACCCTTTATGCAGACGGCAATTCCGGTCGCGTGATGATCTACAACAACGCGGACGACCCGTCCGTTTACGCGAACCCGACTGAGACCCAGTTGGGAGACCTGCATTTTCACTCCGATCTGTCCTATCTTGGCGGCACCCAAACGATAGATACGACTATCACCCACCCTCAGCGTACGCGGAGCTCCGACACCAACAAGTGGGGCAACACGAACTACAAGGTGCGCAGAGGGACCGCGACCTATACGCTCGCCAGCAACAGTTTCGGTGCCATTAGACCGTTCGTAGGCATTTACAACGGCGCGCAGATGTTGTCCGGGACGATCATTCAGACCGCAGGCCAGAGTGTGCGGGCCGTTTCTCTCTACATCAACGCATCCGAGATCGGCCTGTTTGAGCAATGGCTTACTTTCGACGACACCCTTGGATCAGCGGAGCGCAGGTACAAGGTTTTTGTGTTCGAGACTTTGTTTACCCCGGACAGCAATACTTCTATCTACGCGGACCCAAACAGTTTTGAGGCTGGCTTCGGGAAGTTGAGCACAGACTACCGTTACCTGCGCCGCGAAGATAATTTTCCTGACTTCTATCTGACCGCCCGGCGCACAGCAGATGTATCCGGTGGCGGCTTGAAGGTTGTCATGCCGGATGGGACCACGACCTACGACAGCGGGTATTCCGGTAGTTTTAACGGTTTTTCGTCCGTGGGGGTAAAGATATGAGCTTCGAGGTCGAGAACAATAACATTCGCGTCACGGACACCGACGGGTCCGTGGTTTTCGACACGGCGACACCGATGCCACATATCGCCAAGGTTATCAACACGACGGTCACGCACACATTTCCTAACTCGCCCAACCAGGGGGAGTTTTCTTCGCGGTTCACCCCCAACTCTACACTTTGCAGCAGCCAAGAGTACGTTTGCACGAGCGATTATGTCTGCGATTCGGTTTGGGTGTGCGAAGATAGGTTGACGTGTGGGTATGTTACGGACCCGTGGACAGGAGAGTCCGAGTACGACTGCTGGTACGAGGAAGAGTGTGGTTATGAGCAGCAGTGCGGCTGGGAAGAAACCTGCGGCTGGGAAACTGTCTACGGTGATCTGAGAGAAGTCACGGGGTGGAACGAAATAGACGCGGCGGAGTACACTGAGACGTATACGCTCGGGCAACTTGAGCCCGGAACGGGGCCGGACTTTCTGCAGGTGCTCGCCATAGCGAACAGGACGAAGACAGGCTCGCAGGTCGACTATGGCGATTTCATAAGCGCCATCCCGAACACGGAGAGAATATCGGTCGGCGGGTCGACAGTGCTGGAGATGGCGTTCGAGCCCGGCGGCACCCCCTGGCTCAGCCGGATTATGAGTGTCTACCTGTCTGGCGACAAAATCATGGCGGAGTTCAAGCACTCCAACAAGTCGTACATATCCAGGACGACAACTGAAACGTCGTCTTGTAGGTCTTTTCCAGACCTCCCAACATGGACCGAAGACACCAGCTCCGAGTGGCAAGTCAGTTTCGACATCTACGTGGGGAAGTTCACGATATGAGGGTCATACTTCAAAGCGTCTCCCGCAATATGGTCGGCAACCTTGCCGACGTACGTGCGGACATCCTGGAACACACAGGCCCCTACGAAAGGGTGCGAGACACGATCATCGTGCGCGTGGAGGGCGGTGCGCGGATGACCAACGATGAGTTGGAAGCAAAGGTCGAGGAGGTCTACAATGGCTGAGCGTCCCCGATACCTGTCGTTACCCGCAAGGCAGAAACCTGTTTTCGACGACAGCGGTACCCACGTGGGGTATCGCGTCGCGGTCAAGTTCCAGAAAAACGGCCACGAACACGAAGAGGCCGCCGAGGTCGTTGTCGGTCCAGAGGAGGCAAGCCGCCTGGCGGCCGCAAGTCCGGAGGAGTTCACCGCCTGGAACAAAGAGCAGGTGGAAGCGCATGGCCTTGTCGAAAAGGCCAATGCAGCCCTCGATAAGCTCTGACGCGGCCGGGTCATCGGTGTATTGCGGGCTAGACGCCACACGTGCTAACCTGTAAGCAGGTGAAACATGAACACGACCCGCCTCATCTTCGACGACAAGGCCCGCGTCGCACAGTGGGTCGCCTATCACGTCGGGCAGCTCTCGTCGTGGGGTGACTACTACGCCATGGGGGCCGAGGTGAACGGCGAGTTGGTGGCCGGTATCGTGTTCAACAACTTCACCGACTCCAGTGCCACCACACACATAGCGGTCAGCAAACCCACCAAGCTCTTTCTGGAGCTTCTGGACCACGCCTACAACTACGCCTTCAACGTCTGCGGACTCCTCCGCCTGACCGGACTGGTGGAAGCACACAACGAGAAGGCTTTGAAACTCGATAAGCACGTCGGATTCGTTGAGGAGAGCGTGATGCGGAAGGCAGGAACCGGAGGGCAGGACATCATCGTCCTCGTCATGTGGCCAGAGAATTACGTGAGGGGAAAGCGCAATGGGTAAGAGCAGTCCTCCGCCTCCGGATTACGGCCCCCTGGCGCAAGCGTCCAAGGAGTCGGCGCAGATCATGGCCCGTCTGGGCCGTGAGCAGCTGAATTTCGCCCGCCAGCAGTACAACGAGACCGCGCCGCTTCTCGAAGGGATCGCGCAGCAGCAGATGGCTGCGCAGGACCAGCAGATGAACCAGGCGCAGGACTACTACGACTACCTGCAGACCACGTACCGCCCCCTGGAACGCTCCATCGTTCAGGACGCTGAGGATTTCGACACGGCGGCCTACAGGGAACGACTGGCGCGGCAGGCTGCGGCTGACTCCGGCCTCGCTTTCCGGCGGGCTCAGCAGGCCAACGAGCGGTCCATGGCCTCGATGGGTGTGAACCCCGCGTCCGGGCGCTTTGCCGGTATGCAGAACGCCACGGGGCTCAGTCAGGCCGCCAGCCGGGCATCGGTCATGACCTCGGCGCGCGAGCGGGCCGACCAGATGGGCTACGCCCGCAAACTGGATGCTGCCGGTCTCGGCAGGAACCTGCCCGGTGCCTCCACGGCTGCTTACGGTGGCGCTACGGCGGCGGGTTCGGCGGCGGGACAGAGCGCCCAGTCTGCCGGGCAGAACTACATGGGAAACATGGCCGTCGGCGCCAGCACGATCCAGGGCGGCCTCAACACGCAGGTTCAGGGCCTGAGCAACGTCCTGAACGCGCAGACCAGCGCCTACGTGAACTCGAACGACAGCTTCCTCGGCGACGTCGGTGGCATCCTCGGCGGCCTCGGCGGCATCGCCAAGGCGGGCGGTTTCGCGGCGCTGTCGGACCGCCGCTTCAAGGAGAACGTGGAGGAAGTCGCCGTCGACGGCCGAACAGGGCTCACGCTCTACGAGTTCAACTACGCAGGCCAGCCCGGCAAGCGGTATCGCGGCGTCATGGCTGACGAGGTCGAGATGCTCTACCCCGAAGCCGTCGTTGATCGGGATGGCGTCAAATCCGTCCGGTACGACCTTCTCGGCATCGAACTCAAGGAGGTGTCGTAATGGCCCGCCAATCCCGCTGGAAGCAGTTCGCGGACAGTTTCAACGCGGTCTACGGCACCGTGACCGGGGTCGCCCAGGACTTCGAGCTGGCTCGCGCCGCGAACAAGGACTACACCGACGACGCCGGGAATATACTCGAAGGCGCCGAAGCAGATCGTGCGCGCTACGACGAGATGGCGCGCATCTACACGAAGTACGGCCAGCCCGACAAAGGGATCGGCCTGCAGAGTGACGCGGCCGTCCTGACCGGACAGCGGATCGAGAACGACATCAACCTGGCGACCAAAGACGACCAGATTCTGCAGCGCGGCCTCCTTGCGTCGAACGAGATGCGGTCTGTGGCTAACAGGAACAATGCCTCGGCAGCGGCGTCGAGCGCCCGCGCGCGGCGCACAAATGCACTTACGCCCTACGAGGTGGAGGAGCTGCGGCTCGCAAACGAGGAAGCCGCGCTCGGGCTAAGTTTCGATAGGGACACCTACGACGACCGCGTGGGGAGGGAGCGTGCGCTCCGTCGCAGCGAAGAGGCCGCCGCAGACCTTGCGGTGGGTACCGTTGATTCGGGCATCGCTCGGGCTAACGCGGAGAACTCGGAGATTACTGCGGAGGCAAACCTGGGCGCGGGCTTGGCGAACGACGCCAACGCTGTGCGGCAGCGGGAAAACGCCCTACTGCGGCAGGCTGCGTCCATGGACTTCGACACGCCGGAAGAGGCAGAGGAGTGGTTTACATCTCAAGTCCGCCGCGACCCCCTTATCCCTTACGCGCGCAAGAACGAGATCATTTCTGCCGTCGACAAGCACCGCCTGATGCCTCTCATGTCGCGGGCCGCAGAACTCACGGCCAAAGCTGACGATGCCATCCGGACCGGCGGCTTGGACGGCCTGGTCGATTTCTACGAGACCGTCAACGACGGCGGCGCCCTCGAAGTTGTGCGCAGCGGCGACCGTGTTGCCATCGCGCAAAAGTCTGGCGGACAGTCGCGTATCATCGAAGAGGCGCGGGGCCCGGACGCGGAAAAAATCCTCATTAACCGCGTTCGGTCTATTATCAGTGACCCCGGCTCCGCGATGGAAGTCGCCGCTACTGAGGCGGATGTGGCGCGAGTTCGCGCCCTCACAGACCGCACCCGGCAGGCAATCGAGCAGACACGGGCGGAGATCGCAATGGCGGGCAGTGAGGGTGCTCGCATGCGACTCGTCGAAGAAGGTCTCATAAAACTGTTGTCGGACCCCGCAGTCGCCACTCTCGACACGGAAACTCTGGAGAAGGTGAGGTTCAACTACCTGAGCGCTTTCGGTCTCACTACTTCGGCCTCCGAAGACGTCGGACCACCCCCCGAAGGTGTGTCGGAAGAGCAGTGGCGGGTTATGACCCCCGAAGAACGTCGGCTGTTCAGATAACGAGGTCTACATGGCATGGACGGCGGCACAACGCGCAGCTCTTGAGCGGGCGGAAGCTCGTCTTTCGGGGCGCGAACGCGAGGACGACGATCTCACCGAGGCACAGCGCGAGGCTCTTCGTCGCGCAGACGAACGCGTCCGCCAAGGCGGAGGCGGCCAAACCTACGTCGATCCTTACGGCAACCGCTACACCCCGCAGTCTTTCCAAGAGAGCGAGGAGGACGACAAGGGCCTCGTAGACCGTGTCCTGAGCCTGGGCGAAGCACCCGCTAGGATGAATGAGTTCGTGGGGTCCCTTGGCCGGGGCATCATTCGAGGAGCCGTCAACCTCAGCACCCTGCCCGACGTCCGGACGGCCGAGCGCCTGCCAGAGACCGCCGAATATGAACGCGACCGCGCGGAGCGGGCCGAAAGCGGCGATCTTCCCCTGTGGGAGCGCATCGTCACAGGGCGCTTCACCGGCCGGGAAGACCCGGAAGAGCTGGAAGAAACTGCTGCGGAAGCCGCGCAACGCGCTGCAGAGCGTCGGGCGTGGGCCGCAGAGACCTTCCCCATGTCGGAACGCGGCGGTCAGGCGGTCCGAGACATCACCGGCGCCCAGTCGTTCCGGGAGGGCCTCAGCGCTGCGGTATCTCAACCTCTGGCGACGGCTCAAGGGGGTCTTGAGGTTCTATCCGAGCAGGCCCTCCCTATGGCTGCCGGTCTTGCCACGCGCAGACCTCAGCTCGCTGTTCCCGCCATGGCGGCGAGCGACTACACGCAGGAGCGTTATGGCCAGCTGGTCTCCGAGGCCGCCGAAGCAGGCTACGACCTGACCGACCCAGAGCAGGCACGAGCTGCCGTCAACGACCGCGAGTTCATGGAGCGCCAAGCTCAACGTGGGCGCACGCGCGGCTCCGTCATGTTCGTGGCGAACATCTTGTCCGGCGGCCTTGCGGCGCGCGCCCCGCAGTCCCTGATCGGTGTAGCGGGCAACACCGGCGCGCAGATGGGTATCGGCGCGGGTTCTGAGGCGACTGCCGAGTACCTCGACACCGGGACAGTCCAGCCTGGCGAAGTCATCATGGAGGGCTTGGTCGAAGGTGCCACTGCACCGGCTGACGTCGCCGCCCTCGGCCGCGAGCCCCAACAGCCCCTCTCCAGCTCTACCGACCTCAGCCCCGAGGACGCGGCCCAGTCTGCACTGGATGAAGCCGCCCTGTCTGCCCAAGCACGCCGGGAGGCAGAGGAAGCCGAGGCCCAGGAGGCAGCCAAGGAACGCGCCCGCAAGGAAGCCCGCTTGGCCGCGCGCCCGACGTTCATCTCCGAGCAGGAGTTCCTGAAGGTCCGCGACCAACAGCGCCAAGAGGCACTCCTCGATCCCGAGACGGAGATTGGCCAGGACTTCCGCGAGTGGCAGATGGAGAACGACATCTACGACGCCACTCCCCAAATCCAGAAGGAGTTCCTGCAGGCGTACGTCCCGCCGGACGACGCGGACATCGGGCGCGCGGAGTATGTCGAGGCGCTCGACCAGCACGCCGAGTTCAAACAGGCGGAGGCGCAGCGTGCGCCGGAAACCCAGGCCGAGATCGAGGAGACCAAGTCCCGCCTGATCGCGGAGCGTCAGGCCGCCATGGAGAGCGGCGATGCGGAGGCCCTGCGCCTCGTGGAGCAGGAAGCCGCCAACGTGCTCCTTCCCGGTGAGTGGCGTGCCGCCAAGTTCGAGGCGGATGGCATCATCACCAACAAGACGGCCACGGAGAGCACACGCAAGGCCGTCGAGGAGACCGCCGCCAAGGAGACGACCGGCACCGGCGAAGACGCCGCACCGGCTCAGACGCGTGCCCCGCGCCAGACGAAGAAGGACGAGATGCGCGCCTACGCGCAGGACAAGCTCGGCCCTGACTGGGAAGCCGAGAACCCCGAGCTGTCCCAGATGATCTCGGACGGCCGCAGCATCTACCCCAAGCGCAAGGGCGCCACGCCGCGTTTCGTGCGCATGGTGGATCGTCTGGCGGGAGAAGACGCCGCGACGCAGGCGCAGGCAGCGGCCCAGGACGCGAGCCCACAGGCCGGTCAGGCGACGACCGCCGCACCCACGGCAGAGCCGACCGGACCCGACGCCGAGGCGACTGACGCAGACGCGCAAACCCCTGCAGAGACGCTCGCGCAGGTTCCGCCCGAGGACCGCCCCGAAGCCCGCACGAAGATGCGGCGCGACGTCATCGCCAAGGCGAACGAGCTACTCACCGAGTCCTGGCGGTCGGATCACCCCGACATCGTGGACGCCATCGCCAAGAACCGTCTCCAGGAGGCTGAGGCGCGGATCGACGAGCTGTCGGCGCGCGCTGTCGATGGCGAAGTAACGGACCCCGAGGTCGAACCCGACACCGACGCACAGGAGACCGACGCACAGGAGACCGACGTACAGGAGACCGACGCCCCGGTGCCGCTGGCCACGACCGCCCAGGGCGGCACGCCCGCGCAGGCTGTCTTCACGCCGCGTTCCAAGGTGGAGGAGAACGCCGTGGCGTTCGCCGAGGAGCGCCTCGGGGAGAACTGGCAGACCGTCTACCCCGACCTCGTGGACACGCTGCAGGACCGGAAGTACGCCCTCTTCCAGCGCGAGGTGGAGGCACAAGCCGAAGCGCAGCAGCGCGACATCGAAGAGACACAGGGGACGGAGACTGCCGCCAGGATCGTGGCGACGTCGGATCAACTCTCCACGGCCCTCTCCGGGAACCAGAAAGCCGTCTTCGACACGCTGATCGACGCGCTCCAGAACAATGAAGTCGACAGGTTCCTGCAGGCCGGGAAGGCGGTCAACTTCAAGGACCTCGCGGAGGCATCTGGGGTGGGGTCCAGGCAGGCCGCCCGCGCAGCGATGCAGCAAGTGCGGCCCAAGATCGCCGAGGTTCTCGGCGTGACCGAGGACAAGGTGGCGGAGGCGCTGCGCAGCACTTCGCGCCGGACCACCGAGGAGGCCACTGCCCCTGATGACCCTGTGTCCGTCGTGGACGGCAGCGAGTTCACTGATACTGAGAGTTCGTCGCGCACCATGGGCAGGATCGACTCCCTTGGGGGGTCTCAGAGCGCCACTGCGGAAGGGTTGGAAGCAGCGGACGCGGAGTTCACCGCCGCGCGCTCCCAGGAGACGGACGCTGTTTACGAGCGACGGGTGGCAGAGGCGCAGCAGCGCCGCGAGCGCGACATCGACGAGACGCTTCGCAGCATGCCCCGGCAGCTCGCCAAAGACGCGATCACTTTCTGGGACAACCTGAAGTCCGATGGGGCGGTGCCGATCTCCCGCCTGAGCAAGGAGGACGCCTACGAGTGGGTCATGGCCGTTCAGGAGTTTCTCGACGACCGGATCAGCCGTGAGGCGCTTGACGCGGACCAACGCGACATAGAACGTCAGTATGACGCCGAACCCCAGGAGGCAGTGACCGATGGCCAACAAACCACTCCCGAAGCTGACGTCATCGAAGGAGGATATAAAGAAGGCGGGCGAGATACTCGACAAGTCGGCGCTGAGGATGGACGAGATGCGCGCGGAGGGGGAGCGTCTGCCCGAGCGGGTGGAGAGGCGGATCAGACGCCTCAAGAAAGAGCAGCAGTCGAAGACGCAGAAGTAAGCGACGGGACGTCAGCTGACATTGCGCGGCAGATTTCTGATGCCGATCCGACGCCCCGGGAGCTTCGCAACCAGAAGTCTTTCAAAGAGGCTTATGCTGAGAAGGATGGCCGCAACCGCGCGCTTTGGGAAAACCCGGCGCTCTCTGATGTGGCGGAGTACGCTGACTGGCTCGGTAGCCTCACCCAAGAGCAGTGGGACAAGATAAACCCCTCGTTCACGAACGACCTCAACCCGTTCAAAAACGCGGGGAGTATCGACCCAGAGGCGGCCAAAGCCAAACTGGAAGCCGCCCTGGAAGAGCCAGAAACCGGTGGCGCAAGCCAAGGGGCGGAAGGCGAAGTAAGCACCCCGGACACGGGCGTCGTCGGCACGCAGCGGACCGCGCGGGTCGAGACCCGTCAGCGGAAGAAACTCTCGCCGGAGAAGCTGAAGGCGCTGGCAGCGCAGCGCAAGACCCCGAAGATGGGCACCAGCCCCTTCCTCGACCCCAACGAACTGCTCGGGTCGGACTACTTCGACATCGACGCGGACTACAGTGTCGAGCTGGCCTCCCGCGACAAGATGGAACGCGTCTTCGAGGAGCTTACAGGTAAGCGCAAAGACCCTCGCGTTCACATCTTCGACACGCTCGACGAGGCCCTGGACGCGGTCGAGGCGGGGGACCTACCCCCCGTCGACACTAAGCGCATCTGGGACAAACAACCGTTCGGCTGGGTCGCCGAGGACGACAACGGCGACGCCCATGTTCATATGATCCTCGGCAACATCCCGGCCGGTGGCGAACGTGCGGCCTTCATGCACGAGGTGGGCGGCCACATGGGCATCGACGAGGTGCTCAATCTCGATGAGCGCGAGACTATCGCGCAGAAAATCTTCGACTGGGCCAAGCTGGAAGATGGTTCGCAGGAAGCGGTTATCGCCAACAGGGCGGTCGCACGAGCCGATTTCGCCGACAGCAGAGGCGGCGTGACCGAGGGTAATTTTGCCTCGGAGGTCATCGCCTACTTCCTCGAAGAGGCTACGAACGCGGGCATCGAGCCCACGGTCAAGAACCCGGTCGGGCGCCTTCTGCGCAACCTCTACGCCGCCTTCAAGAAGGCCATGCGCCGCCTTCGCATGGCGAACGTGGACAACCTGACGCCGCAGGACGTCGTCGACATCGCGTATGGCGCTGCGCGTATCAATCTGTCCACGCGTTGGCACGGCACCGGCGCGGACTTCCGCAAGTTCGACCTTCGGTTCATGGGTAGTGGCGAGGGGAACCAGGCGTTCGGCTTCGGCATGTACCTCGCTGAGCGGTTCGCCATTGGGCGGTTCTACCTGAACGCCATGCAGAAGCAGGCCAGGAAAGACGCCCGCAAGAAGGCGGGGACCATCAAGGCGTCCAAGTTCCCCGAGTTTACGGAACGCCTCGCTCAAGGCGGTATCCGTCTCATGGACGACCATGGCCGCACGCGGAAGAACAACGTCGGAAGCCCGCGCGAGGCGTACGTCACGTTGCCGGAACTCAAGAACGCGACGAAAGACACCGCCAGTTTCGACATCGGGCCCAGAGGCCCGGTCGTGATCGTGGAGACCCGCTACGGGACCGCGAAACACTCCCTTTCGACCCTGGTGGACCCGGCCGAGGACAAGCCCTTGTTCAGCGCCGACGAGCTGCAGCAGCTCACGGACGCAATTTCGCGGGAGATTTTCCCCGAGGGCGAGCCCGAGGGCGTCATGATGTCCGTGGACACCACGGTCGATGACAGCGAGATGGTGAACTGGTTCGACGACCTGCGTTCGGAGAACGGCAGCCAGATGCTCTCCCTCCTGGAACTGCTCGACGACGCTGACGCAGACGCAGTGGGGGCCCGCCTCACCGATTTCGTGAAGGCCAAGAACCGTCTGAAGCCGGAAGATGTGGAGGCTCTCTCCGATCAGGAGTGGGAGGACATGGTGTTGTCCACTCGGGTGGGCGAACTCTACCAGGTCATGTCGCGCGAGATCGACACTCTCATGCCCTACGTCAGCGAAGACGCCCAGAGGCGTGCCACGTCTTACGAGACCCCGTTCGTGCGCGGCAAGGCGCTCGTGTCGGCGTTTCTCGACGAGAACGGCATCAAGGGGATCATCTACAACGACGCCGAGTCGCGCGCTCCGGACACGTCTCGTCCGCTCTACAACCGCGTCATCTTCGACGACCGGAACCTCATCGTGGTCGGGCGCACGCGCGGAAACGCGGCGAGGGACCAACGGCAGACTGTCCGCGAGGCCCGCTTCGGCATCAACCGCGACCACGCAAAGATGGTGGGCGGCGACAAGCTCGCTCAGCTCTGGGACGACAGTACGTTCATCTTCCGGAACGCGGCCAACTCGACCAAGTTCCTCCACCAGTTCATCCGCGAGGTGCGGGACACCATGCCCGCCGCCAAGCGCTGGTACGACGCGCTCCTCAACACCGAGAAGACGCGCAACGACATCCGCCAGTCCGTGGAGAGCATCGCGGCCCGCGCCCGTGACCTGGCGCCCGAGCGCCTGGCGCTCGTGAACGACTTTATCGGGAAGTCGACTTTCTACCAGAAGTGGGGCTACGATCCGAAGTGGGAGGGTCGGAAGGTCAAGGTCGACCCGATCATGTCCAAGGCGTTCAAGCGTCTGCGCCCCGAGGAGCAACAGCTCGTCAAAGCCGTGTTCCAGCATGGTGAAGACATGCGCAAGAGCAAGGCCCAGCTTGCGAAAAACTTCGGTGTGGAGGGCAAGTTCTTCACGGCAGAGAGCCTCGACGGCCCCTACGCTCCCCTCAAGCGGTTCGGCAACTTCGCGGCCGAGCTGAAGTCGCAAGAGCTGATCAACGCCGAGATGAAGCTGCGGGAGAAGGAGAACAAGATCAACCGCGACCGGGTGAACAAGCTGAAGTCCGACGACAAGCATTACGTCATCAGCTTCTTCGACACGCTGGGTGCGGCGCGGCAGTTCACGGAGGCCAACAAGCAGAACTACGCCTATGCCGAAGCCTCGGAGCGCGCGCCCGACCTGGCGGAAGATCGCGTGTCGAACCCTGAAGCCTTCCAGAAGGTCCTCTCGGCCCTCAAGGCTGACGAGTCCTCGGCCATCGACTCGGACGCGAAGCGCGCCTTCGGCGACATGGTGAAGACCCTCTACTTCCAGTCCCTGGATGAGCGCGATGCCCGGCAGTCCGGCGCCAAGCGTCTCAACCGCGCGGGCTACGATAAGAACATGATGCGCTCGTTCCTCTCCCACGCGCGGGCCGAGGCCGCCCTGGTGGCTAACCTTAAAAACGGGACTGAGGTCAATGCAGCTCTCGCCGCAGCACATGACGAGGCGCGCCAGGACAGGGCGAACCTGCAGCCCATCTACAACATGATGGTCCGCCACTACCGCGACGTGCTCTCCACCAAGGAGACGCCGATCCAGGACCGTCTCGCGGCCATCAACACGACCTACATGCTCACGACGAGCATCGGCTACCACGTCACCAACGCGACGCAGCCTTACATCTCTGTGATGCGCCTGGCCGGAGACTTCAACAACTACACCCGGGCCTGGAGTTCTCTTTTCAACGGCTACCGGGTCGCACGGCAGGTGGTGAAGTCGAGCTTCTTCCGGCAGGCGGCAACGACCGTCACGCTCGGTGCTGTGGACACCAAGAACAAGATCGAGCTGGACCTCAACAACGCGCCGGAGAAATACCGGCAAATCCTGCACGACCTCGAACTTCGCCAGCTGCTCGACGTGGGCCTCGAAGAAGACCTCGCCGGTTTCGACCGCTTCAACACAGGCTACGCCATTATCGACAAGGGGTCCGAGGCGTTCGGGACAGTGACGCACAGGCTCTACCAGATTGCCCGCTACGTGGAGGCGTACAACCGCGTCTCGGCCGCCGTGGCGGCCTATGACATGGCCGGGGAAAACCCCGACGCCCTGAAAGCCATGGACATGACGCGGGAGGAATACACGACAGCGGTGTTGGAGGATACGCAGGGTAACTTCAGCCGCCTTGACTCGCCGTTTCTTCTGAAGTTTCTGCCCAAGCTCACGGGGCAGTACCGAAAGTATCAGGTGATGATGGCCTGGGTCTATGCGGACGCCGCCAAGAAGGCGTTCACTCACGAGAACCCAAAAGTCCGGGCCATGGGTAAACGCACGCTCGCCTATACACTCATCCACACCGGGTTGTTCGCTGGTGCTACGGGTATTCCGCTCCTGAACTTCCTCGGGTCTTACGCCCTGGCGTTCATGAACGAGGACGAGGAGGAACCGCAGAACCTGGAGCGGTGGATCAGGGAAAACGTCGAGGACGAAACTCTGGCTGATGTTCTCGCTCGCGGCCTGCCTGCTTCGCTCGGCTTCGACATGTCGCTCAAGCTGAGCCAGGGGGACATTTTCCACCCGCTGCCCTACGCAGACTTCGAGGTCTCCGAGTCCGGGCTGCACAGCCTGTTCTTCAATGCCGCTCTGGGCCCGTTCGGTGCGACAGCCACCAACTTCGTGCGCTCAGCGTCCTATTTCTCCGAGGGCGACGTCCAGCGCGGGATCGAGTACATGGTGCCCAAGGGAGCCCGCAGCATGATCGAGACGCACCGCTTCGCCACGGAGGGGTACTCGCTGCGCAACGGAGACATCATCGTCGATCCGACGGACTTCGACTTCCAGGACCTGTTCCTCAACACGCTCGGTCTGCCCTCCACGGAGGTGAACAAGATCAAGTGGACGCGCGGCCAGCAGTACGAGCTGGAGCAGTGGTTCTCGTCAAAGAGCGGAGACATCCGCAGGCAATACGTGGAGGCTTACGAAGCCCGAGACAGCGAGAAGATGGCGGAGCTGCGCAAGGAGTTCCTAGAACTGCAGGACGCGAAAGACCGCGTGCGGCCCTTCTTCAATGACTCGCGCAATGTCCTGCGTCGCCAGTTGTTGACAGACCTTATTCGGGCGCCTATGGATTACAGAAGGCGTGAACGTCGCTATCGAGAGCAGATGGGAACGCTGGATTGATGGTGGTCTCGCCACAGGCAACGCACGCTGTCCTCCCTGTCTGTACCCCGGCTTGTGGCGTGTAACTAACCCGGCTCCGAGGAGCCGGGTTTTTCTTAGTGGACTTCGTCGTTGCCGTCGCCGATATAGATCGACCACCATCGCCCTTTGGAGTCCACTCCCACGGCGCATATGCCGTCGTCGCTGTCGCAGTAGTCGCCAAACTCGTCGATGAACCCCCGAAGCTGAACGACCGCGTCGTCATCCGTGACGGCTATCCCCCGCTCCCGGTTGAGCAGCGTGATGCCGGGTTGGTCAGCTTCCTCGGCCATGTTCAGACCTCCATGACTTCGACACCCGCCTCTTGCAGCTGAGCCCGCGACAGCTCCAGGTCCTGGCTCCACCGTTCGACGAACGTCGCGTCCGGCTTCGGCCAGATGACGTGCTTGATCCCCGCCTGGATCAGGAGCGCCGAGCACCGCGAGCAGCAGGGGTGTGTGCAGACCATCGTGCAGCCTTCCAGAGGCGCCACGGCGAACATGATGGCGTTCGTCTCCGCGTGGATAGTCAGGCGGTACTTCGTGTCCCGGTCCGCGAGGCGGTCCGGGGCGTCTTCCACGCCGCGCGCGAAGCCGTTGTAGCCCGCGCTGACGATCCGGCGCTTGTCGTCGAGGATGACCGCCCCGACCTGCGTGCTCGGGTCCTTGCTCAAGCTGGAGACCTGCTGCGCCATGCCCAGGGCCCACTCCTGCAGCCGCGTCGAGTCGAGGGGGTTCATGACAGGATACCCCCGAGGTTGTTGTTGATGCGGATGAGGTGCAGCGCCTGCGACTTGGCGTCGTCGAGCGCGTTGTGGTGCGTCCCCTCACGCGTGATCGGGATCGAGGGCGCGAGCTTCTTCACCGTGCGGTAGCAGCGGTCGAGCCAGAACGGCCAGGGCGGCTCCAGGTGGACGCGGGCATAGGACTCCGCGAGGATCACGTTGTCGAAACTCGCGCCGTTCCCCCACATACCCTCGATCTCGTGGGGCTTGAGCCAGTCCCGGAACAGGTAAAGGGCCGTCATCACGCGGTGCGGGTTCTCCTGGAGGGCCTTGCGTGCGTCCTCGGCCTGCCCGAGCCACCACATGACGGTCTCGGGTTCGATCTCCCCTAAGCCTTCCTTCGTCGCGCTGCCGAGGTCGACGTTGATGTAGAACTCGTCGTGGATGTGGTCCGCGTCGAACTTCACGGCCCCGATAGCCACGATAGGGGCGCTCGGCCGCGTCCCCATGGTTTCCAGGTCCACCATGACGTGCATGTCAGTCCTCCTTACTGTTGGCGGATTGGGTGGCGACCCCACCCTCGGTCGGCACGACGGAGAGGTTCTTGCCGTCGAAGAGCTTGTGGAACTTGACCTCGACGCAGCGCATCTGGCCGCTCGGCATGGTCGTCCCGGCGCCGATGTAGACTTTCCGGGTCAGCTCACCGTCGGGCGTGGCGATCAGGTATCCCTGCCTGTCCATCTCCTCGCGGAGCACGCCCGGGTTGACCCCGTTGTCGCGGCACCAGTCGTTCATCGCGCGCACGGCGATGTAGACCTTCTTGTCCTCGGTGCAGACGCGGCCNACAGCGGGCGCNCGGAGGATTTCCTGGGGNTCTTCCTTGGTGCTGCGGGAGTCGCCGAAACGCTTGGTGANGATGAGTCGTCCCGGCAGCGTGGCGATGAACTGGGCCAGGTGTTCCCCGATGTCGATGTTGCTCTCCCGGCGGCTCTCGCGCATCTGCACGACCTGCTCCAGCGCCCACTTCTTCATGTTCTTCAGGTCGAACCGGATCAGCCCGAGCTTCTCCGCGATCTTCCCGGCGACGAGAGCAGTCACGATGGTATCCCGGTAGAAGCGCTCCTTGTTGTCGTCGTCTGACTGCGGGTTGAACTTGTCCCGGGCCGCCACGATCTGGCGGCGGACCCAGTCGCGGTTTTTCAGCAGGAAGCGCAGGTACGGACGCAGGGGAGCCCCGTAGACGTTGTCCATGTGGTGCTCGATGAACGCCTGGCTCACGTCGCTGAAGACCTCTTGGATGTAGTTGTCGGGCAGCTGGACCTCGAAGAAGCGCAGCTGCGTGGCTTCCACCCGGTAGCCCGCCGGGAGCTTGCTGATGCTGTCGTGGATGCTGTCGTTCGACGTGATGAAGCTGTTCTTGAACCACTCTCCGCCGACGGTGGAGAACTGCCCGTTGGCCCCGAGGCGCTCCTTGTCCCGCCCGTTCGCCAGGGCGTAGCCCGTCCGTGTCAGCTCATCCGGCGAGCGGCCCGAGAACTCGTCGAGCAGGACGGGGACTGACCCCATGATGGCGATGCGCTTGATGGCTGCGTTGAGCGTCGACCCCTGCTCGCCCGTCTGGCGCTCCATGAACCGGGGGTGTCCGTAGAAGCCACAGGCGATCTTCGCCGCCGTCGATTTGCCTGTCCCGCCGTGGCCCGTGAAGGCGAGCGGCAGCCCGTGCCAGTTGGAGGACCCGAACAGCTCGACCAGCAGCGAGCCCATGGCGTGGCAGAGCGCGAACTGGAACGGCTCGGCGCCGGGGCGGTTGAAGAGCGTGTCGATGTTGGAGACCCACTCCTCCACGGTGCCACTGACGCCGAAATCGACCGCCACGTCCATCGGCATGGCGGGGTCGCACAACACCTCCTGCTCGCCGTTCTTGGTGATCATGGTCGTCCCGAGGACGAACCCGCTGAAGTCGTCGGTCCAGCCGAACTGCTTGTAGGTCTTGGTCTCGATGCGCCACTCCTGCAGCGTCTCGATGAGACCCTCCGCGAACTCACCCATGTCGCTCCTCGCGTTCCTTGTCCGAGTGAGGAAGATTTCCTGGGAGGCGAACCGCTTCGCCATCATGTCGGCCGACGCCAGCTCCTCAGTGGGCATGAAGAACTCACGCCAGTCGCCGCTCTTGTCCTTGGCGCGCCAGTGGATCGCCCAGTTGCCCTCGCTGTCGCGGATGCGGTTCACCGGGTAGACGAAGGTCCGGCAGAACGGACGCCAGTGGATCACGCCCTCATCGTCGACGTACGACCGTGACAGGTTGGAGCCGTTCCAGCGGTAGCCGTTCTTCGGCCAGTACGGGATTTTCTGCCCCTCGATGACCGTCGTTTCGTCTGCGGGGCTGGGCTCCGGGGTGCTCTCCTCGGCCACCGACGGTGCATCCTCGGTGAACCCGAGCTGGATCGGGAACCGGACCTTGTTGGCGAACGGGCAGTTCGCCATGCACCCCACGTGCTTGTCCATCTCCGCGCAGGACGTCGGACCCACGGTCCACTCGTCGATCTTCTCCTGGGTCTCGGTCTCGGAGTAGTCCTCGTAGCCGCTACTCCAGTCGTGGACGTACCGCTCGCCGTCTTCGCAGAACTTCACCACGCCGATGGCGCGGTGCCAGTGGGGCTCTGGTATCCGGCCTCCGGTGTCCCGGAACTCCCGGACCGCCGCGCAGTGCTCGGCGACCTTCTCGGCGTCTGACGGCGGGAACTCGCCCAACGCGGCGCCGAACGGGTTCGCGGCTGCGGCCTTCTTGTGGCTGGTCGGCGCTGGCTGGACGCCGTTGTCGCGGATGTACTCCTGCAACCTCTCCCGCAGCGTGGCGGCCGGGTACTGCTTGCCCCAGCGGACGACCTCCACCGGGACGGCCTGTCCTGTCTTGCGGTTGTGGGTGCCGACGGGGCGCAGGATGCGCGCGCTATCCATGTCGACCGCCCGGTCGACCTTCAGCCCCATGTGGTGGGTGACGTCGCGCTTCAGCGCAACCAGCTCTTCCCACTCGCTCCGCGTCATGTCGGCGTCGGCGTGGAAGTAGCAGTGGTATCCACCACCGGACGAAGTCACCGTGGGCGTCAGGCGGAGCGCCTTGGCCAGGCGGACGATGTCCGCGAGCGCGTCCTTGCGCGAGTCGTACTTCCTGTCATCTTTCGGGTCGACGTCGAAGTCGTCGTAGAGAGACCGGCAGGCGACCACGTTCTCCTGGGTCCGGATGCGCTTCTTGCCTTTGGCGGCGTCCTCGTACCAGTCGCCGAACGCGTTGACGGCGAAGTAGACAGTCTCTCCCTTCTCGTCGAAAAACTCTGCAGCGTCAGCTGCTTCGCGTGTAGTCTCGTAGTGCTTGTACTTGAACCAGGTGCCGCCGTCGCGGCCGGGCTTCACGAGCGTGACGATTTTGTTGCCACCGGACGGCATGACCAGGTTCAGGAACTCTCGCGCGCCCATGTCCCATCCCCGGTTGTTTACGTGTAAGCAGGTGTGGGGGCCGGATCATCCGGCCCCCGGGCGCCGGGGTCAATCGTCGAAGTCGAGATCGTCGAGAGCGGCGTCGATGTCGTCGTAGTCTTCCACGGACGCGGCGGGCTCTTCGCTCTCGCCAGCAGCCTCGACCTCTTCGTCGTCGGCTTCGGGCTCCGCCTTGGGCTCGGGCTCGGGCTTCGACACCTTCACCTTGCTCTTCTTGGGAGCCACCTCGCCTTCTTCCTCAGCCTCTTTGAGCTTCTTGGACTTCGCGGGCTTGGCGGGGGCGGCCTCTGCAGGCGCGTCGTCGACCTGCTTCTCCTCCACCGTCTGCACGCCACCGGAGACGCCGGTGATGAGCCCGATGGTCTCCGCCTCTTCGTCGAGCACCTGCTCGATCTCCTGGAACTCGTCCTCCTCGACGAAGCGCACCGCCTTGAAGGTCAGGGCCGGGTAAGCCACGCTGTAGTCGAACCCGATCTTCGTCACCACGTGCTTCGGCTCCACGCCGCGCTTGGCGAGCTGGCTGCCGTACTGGCCGAGAACCTTGAGCGTCGCAGCGGGCACCCGCAGGAGCATCGGATCGTTCAGCTGACCGGCAGGCGCCACGGCGAGCCTCATGGAGTCGGCGCAGGCTTTTCCCTTGTTCCCGTTCTCGGAGATGCGGGAGCCCCACTGGTTGTGCGGGCAGATCGCGCACTTCTTGGACTGCGGGTTCTCGGCGTCCGCCGCCGGAGCGATGCCGTCGTGCGAGTAGCAGTCGGGCTTGTCCGCGCCGCCCTCCTCGTAGCCGCGCTCGTAGAAGACCTTCGAGCGGTTGGGGTTGGTGGAGAGGATCACGACCTCCAGCGAGGCGGCGGGCTCGTCGTCCGACCCGGGCTTCGTGACCAGCTCACGCTCATCCCCACGCTGGACGTGGAAGACCTTGCCCTTGATGGAGATGACCGGGAAGCCGCCCGAGCCGACGGCGGCGGCGAACGGGTTCTCGACCTTGGTCTTGCCCTGGAGGTGAGCGGGGAGTTTCGAGGATGTGATGGCGACCATATCGTTGGCCATGGTGTAGCTCCTTACTTGCGGCGGAAGTTCACGACCTGCGTCTCGGACCAGTTCACGCCCGGGGGCAGATCATCGTTGGCGGCCTTGAATTGCTCGACCGCTGTCTTGTTGACGCGGCGTTCCAGAAGCTCCCAGGCTTCTTCCTGCTGGACGTGCTTCAGGAAGCTGTCCCAGTCCGCCACGGTCGCGCTGGCGCGCGTCGAGCGGTAAGCCGTGCCGATGCCACGCGCTGACATGTTATCAATGCCCCGCTCCTGGAATCGACGCAGCACCTCTGCCTCGATCTTGTCCTGCTTGGTCTTGTCGCCCTCGTCGTCAGCCATGAACGCGGCCTTCCGCTCGGCGCGGCGGTCTCGCAGTCCAATGTACAGCTTCAGGAGGGCGCTGTCGCCCAGTTCATTCAGTTTGGCCATCAGGTTTCTCCTTCATGGATTTCAGCCAGTTGTCGACGTCGTCCTCGTCCCACCGGAGCACCTTCTGCGACATCCGGATGGGTTCGGGGAACGACGGGTTGCGCCGCCGCAGTGCGGCGAGTGCAGCTTTGGTGATGCCGAGCTTGTCAGCAACTTCCTCCGGTTTGAGCGGCCTCATCTGTTCACATGCCTCCATGTGTGATTACGTGTAAGCACGTTATTGCTACTTGACTCGGGTGTCAAGCAATGACGTCAGAGCGATTCGCTTTGACCTCATCGAGCAGAGCGCCCTGGAGCTTCTGCTTGTTGCGCAGACGGCTGTAGATGCGCTTCTCGACCTGCGTACCTTCGAGCATGATGACGAAGGTGTTGTTCTTCTGGCCCGGGCGGCTGATGCGCCCGTTCGCCTGCTCGAACGTCTCGTTGGATGTCACGCACGAGTACCAGACGATGGTGCTCGCCGCCGTAAGCGTCAGGCCGTGCGACATGGCAGCGGGCTGCGCCACGAGAACCTTCGGATCAGAGGCCGACTGGAACTCGCGGAAGATGCGGTCCCTCTCGGTCTTCTTGACGCCGCCGTGGATGACCTCCACGGTGAAGTCTGCTCCGAGCGCCCGCGCCACCTCGTTGACCGAGGAGACGAACGGGACGAAGACGATGACCTTGCCCTCGGCCTGGTTGATGATCGCCTTGGTCTCGTCGATACGCGGCTTGGACGGGATCGTGACCTCTTCCCCGTCGTTCGTATAGGCCACGCCACACGCGATCTGCACGAGCTTAGACATCTTCACCGCCTCGTTCACGGCAGTGATCTCGCCCTCGTCGGCCTCCGTCTTCAGCTTGGCGACCATCTCGCGGTACGCCTTGTCCTGCTCCTTGGTAAGCGCCACCTCGCGGGACTCGTACATGAGCGGTGGCAGGTCGAGACATTCGTCGCGCGTGAAACGCACGGCAGGCCGCATGACGTGGCGAACCAACTCGGTGGCGTCGTCCTTCGGCACCCAGATGAACTGCGTCACCTGCTTCATGACCTGCGCCTTGAACCGGTTGAAGTACGGCGGGACGTTCTCCGGCACGATCAGCCTGCACTGCGCCCAGGCGTCGGTCGGCGCGTTGGGCGTCGGCGTCCCCGTCATCCCCCAGCAGGCGCGCTTCTTGCTGTGGCGGTTCACCACGCGGTTGATCGCCTTCCAGCGGTCGGTCCCGGCGTTCCTCGCGGCCTGGGCGATCTCGTCGATGATGACGAGGTCTATGTCGTCTCGATGCTGCAGCGCGGGCTCGATGATCTTCACGCCGTCGTGGTTGACGATGTAGATGTCGACGTCCTGATCGAGGAGCTTCAGCCGCTTCTGCCGGGACCCGTGGAGGACCGCTGTCTCCAGGTGCGGGAAGTGCTTGAAGACCTCGTCGGCCCAGGTCCGCTCCAGGGTGGAGAGCGGAGAGATGACCAGCGCCTTGTTCACCTGGCCGGACTTGCGCAGGTAGTCGTAGGCCCAGAGCGACGACAGGGATTTGCCCGTCCCCAGCTCGCTGAGGTTGAACGCACGGTCGTAGATCGAGAGGAAGGACGCGGCCTCCAGCTGGGCCTCGAAGGGTTTGAAGCGCCCGGGCCAGTCGTAATAGTGCCGGATCGGCGCCGGGGCGTTGTAGCCTAGGTTGCGGAGGATGCGGGTCTCGCTCGTGCGGTGGGGGACCGCGACGTAGAGGCTGCCCTTCACCTTGAACGCCTTGGCGCTCGGGATGATGTTGAGCAGCCTGTCCGGGTCACGCGACTTGAGTATCAGAGCCTTCTTCTTCGGCCACACGAGCATCTGATGGTCCTTTCCTTGTTGGTCTGTCGTCTGTCCCGATGCACCGCTCCTCGAAGGCCACGAGAAACACCACGCAACACAACGCGTGCCACAGGTGCGAGTACCCGGTCTCCGGGTCGCGGTCTTCGCCCTCCCACCAGGCGAGCATGTGGCGCATGAGGGCGGCGTAGGGGCGGCCCCAGGCCATGCCCTGTTCCCAGTTGCGCTCGTTGTACTTCCGGGCGCCGAACGTGAGCACCGCAGCCAGGGCGAAGAACGCCTCTGGCGGCACGAGGTCCATGCGGGGCTTGTCGTGGTCGTCTTTGCGGCCTTCTCCGGATGCGTGCGGCCAGGGGTCCTCTCGCCAGTTGGGCGAGCTGATGCGGTCGAGCTGTTTCTTGACGAAGCCGACGCCGACGCCGCTGCGCTCCGCGATTTGCTCCGGGCTGGCTTGGCGGTCCTTCAGGACTTCTGCCCACACGAGTTCTTCAGCGCGGGTCATGGTCACTTCTTCCCCTTCGTGTACATTTCGGGGTGGTCCTTGCGCCAACCACGGTTGGTCTTCCGGCTCACGACCTCCGTGTTGGACTTCGCGGTGCTGCCGCCCTTGTCGAGCGGCACCTTGTGGTGGACATCCTTGCCGTCCCCCTTCTTGGCGCGGCCCTCGCGGATCGCCTCCCGGCGCGCCTTGTTGTTGGCGACCCGCTTCTTCTGGACGTCAGGTTTCTTGTTGTACTTCGCCTTGGTGCGAAGCTCCTGCTTTGAGGACTTTGTCATGGATGGCCTCCTTCACCTGCTCCACGTCATCGACCACAAGTGCTAACCCGTAAGCACCTCTGATCCCGTCGATCTCCCGGCGCTGGTTCGGCGTGACGCGCCCGATCTTGCCGGGCGCCTTGACCTCGAAGGCCATGAACAGTCCTCGGTGGCAGACCAGGATGTCCGGACATCCGACCCGGCCCATGCCGTTGGAGACCGGCATATAGTACCACGCGCCGATGCTCTTGAGGTAGCGTTTGATCGCTTCCTTCACCGCCCCCTCTGGCGTCATAGCTCCCCCACTTCGTTGACGTCTCCGAAGATGGTCACATAGACCTCCAGGCGCTGCGCCAGCTCGTTCTCCAGTGGCGTCACCTGATCGCGCTGCGTGGCGTACTCCAGCAGCTGCGTGTCCGTCATGCTCGATATGTCCGCATCTCCGTGCGTTTTGTGTGCGTCGTACATGCCCCATAGCCCCCATATACAAACTCAAGTGCCGCAGAACTCGCAGAGTTTCTGTCCGACCGGGCACCAGTTGCGGCACAGGCCGCTCGGCTTCGGAACCCAGCGGTCCTGCTCGTATGATTCAGCGAGGCGGCTCAGCCGTGGCAGAAACTCGCCCCAGATTTCTGTCACCTGATCACGTGTAAACACCTCCTTGTCGAACTTCTTTTCCTTGAGCCAGACGAACCCGGTCACGGCGCTGTCGATCCAGGGGTACTTGGCGAACGCCAGCGCGGCGAAGAGCTTCAGCTGGTCGCTGTCGGGCTTCCGCTTGCCGGTCTTCCAGTCGAGAAGGTACGCGCGCTCGGAGCCCACGACGCCCAGGTCGATGACCCCACGAACCCACACGTCCTTGGCGAACCACTTCGTGGGGCGGAGATTCTTGTCGAGCGCGACCTTCTCTTCCACGACGCGCTTGCCCTCCCGGTCGAGGAACTTGCGGACGTAGCGCCCATACTCCTGCAGGTCCGGCGGCAGCGGCTTCTCGCCCTTGGCGAACAGCTCCAGCGCCTTGTGGACCTTGTTGCCCCAGATCGTCGCATCCGTCTGGGGCTCCTTCACCTCCTTGGAGACGCGCGTCAGGTAGTATCGTCGAGGACAGGTCTCGAACGCGGTGAGGGCGGAGTAGCTCCACGCGGACTTCAGTTCCAAGGCGGCACCTGTCCTTCCTGTATCTCAGTGTCGATCATGTCCCAGAACTCTGCCAGAACCTCGGCGCGCTCGTCGACACTCAGCCGGTGGTTCTCGGTCTTCTGCCTGAACCCCTCCATGAAAGAAAGGCGCCGCTGCGCCCACTCATGCTCCAGGTTGGCGATCCACTTCAGGCGCGTGTGGTAGTCCGTCGGCCCGTAGAGTTCCTCGGCCTTGGCCACGGCCCGGTCCGATCTCAGGCGGCGCTCCTGCTGCACGTGGCGCCCGGTGAGCTTCCGGTAGACCTGCTGCAGGCGTTCCCACGCGAGGCTGTCTCTCGGCACCGAGTCCCGAAGCCCCTGCACGTACTGGCAGAAGCCTTCGAGGTTGTGGGCGTAGGTCTCCACCAAAGGCTTCAGGAACCGATGCTCCCAAGGGAGCAGGAACGTGTTCGGTGATCGGTTGTACGACTGCATGTACTCGTCCGCCAACGCCACCCACTCATGCGCACGGTCAGGTACGCTCAGTATCTCCTCCGTAGCACTCTGCAGGTTGTGCGAATCCATCTGTGCCCGCTGTCCTGTAGTTGTCATGGTAGCTGTCCTTCTGTCGACAGATCAACACATAAAGTGCCCTGGTTACACACAAGAAATCGCACGTATGTCCACGCTGTCCGGTCCCCCAAAGCGATTACATGACAACACTTGTGTGCATGCGCTATTTAGCGTGTCCGTACGTGTGGGCAATATCCCCTTCACTCCACGTGATCAGTTCGGGCCACCAGTCGGGGGGCTGGCGCATCGACTTCTGCACCACCTCCAGCACGTGGTCGGCCTCGGCCTCGGGCACCACGTAGACCAACTCGTCGTGGACCGTCAGCGCAGGACGCAGGCCAAGCCGCCTCTGCACGGCGAGTGCGTTGTCGGCGATCACGTGGCGAGCGAGGTGCTGCACGATGTTCTCCGTGATCTTACCTGCGTATATACGTGCTTTCCTGCGCCCCTTCCCATACACGAACTCGGTCCGCCCGTCATCGTCTTTCTCGGTGCGTAGGTCCGGGTAGCGGATCAGCCCCTTCGGAGTCTTGAGCCCCTCTGGCACGGGGTGGATCATCCCCCACGGGTCGATGGCCGGGCCCTCGGCCCCCCGCAGTATGGTTGGCAGGGTCTTGTGGCAGGTCTTCCACCCACGAACGATCTCCGGGTACTCGAACCGCCACCGCTCGACGATCTCCTGCGACTCTTCGAGGTCCATGTCGACGCCGCCCATGAGCTTGGCGACCTTCTGGAACGCCTTGTGGCCCGCGCCGAACCCCAGCCCGAGGTGGGCGACCTTCCCGATCTGTCTCTGGGGTTTCGTCACCTCGTCGAACGGCACGTCGTATAGCTTGCTGGCGAAGTCCTTGTAGAGGTCGGCCTCAGCCGGGTCCCCTTGGTAGAGCGCCATGCTCGACGGCACCTGCCACAGGAAGTGGTTCACCCGCAGCTCGATGCCCGAGAGGTCGGCTACGACGACCGCGTACCCCTCCGGGGCGCGTAGGGACTTGCGCAGGGCGTCGGACGGCTTGGGGTCTTTCGGGTTCACCCGGGGAAGGTTCTGCGGGTTGAAGCCCCAGCCGGACCACCGGCCCGTCGTGTCCGCTCCATAGTAGTGCAGCGGTATCGGGAGCCTGCCCTGCGGATGGGCCTCGGCGGCGTCGATGAACGCGTTGATGCGCGTTTGCAGGAGCGTGCTCTTGGCATCCAGGCGGGCGGCGGCAGCCGTCGCCACGAGCGGGCTCTCGTGCTCCTGGAGCGCCAGGAAGGCTTCGTCCGTCTTGGCGAGGGCCGGTATCTCTTTCCCGGTGGTTGGAGAGACCTTCATGGGGACTTCGACGCCGAGGGCCTCCAGCAGAGCGCGGAACTTGGACGCCGACATGAGGGTCTTCTTGATCTCCTCGGTGTCCAGCAGGTCGATGTCCCCGACGATCTTCGCTCCGACGGTTCCGGCCACGTCCGTGCGGATGATCTCCCCGAGGTCCCGCAGCAGCTGCTCCTTGCGCTCGGTTTCCTCGCGGTGCGTGGCCTCCAGGAGCGGTACGTCCGCCTCGAACTGGGGCTCCACCAGCATGCGGATCGTCATGTCGATGAGCTTGATCTCATCCTTGCGCGTCTGGGGGATGAGTTTCTTGAGGAGGGCGTAGCACTGGTCCACGTCCTCGGCGTTGTACCGCCGCATCGCGGCGATCTCGTCCTCGGTGAAGTCCTTCAGGTGTTTGCCCTTCGTCTGGACGAGGGCCGTGTTGTCCTTCTTACCGAGACCATAGTGTTCCACGAGCGCGCCGAGGGAAAGGCCCACGTCTTTCGCGTGGATCGGCCGGGCCATGGCCAGAGTGCAGCCCCACAGTTTGGGGCGAACGCCGAGACGCCACGAGAGGATCATGGAGTCGAACGCTGACAGGTTGTGGCCGACGACCCAGTACTGTGACCAGTCTACGCTCCTGGCGAAGTCGATGACCTCCTGCTCGCCGAACACCACCTCGGTCGGGCCGTCGTCGAACTTGAACGCGCAGCTGATGATCTCCGTCTCCTCATCCATGCAGTAGGCGATGGGCGACATTTTCGACAGCGAGTGGGACGCCGACCAGAAAGTCTCCAGGTCGATGGTTGCGATCTTCATGGAAGCCCTCCTGGCTGCTAACATGTAAGCGCCCGCAGTGCTGCGGGTGGGTGCTCGTGACCGACACGGGCGAAGGGTCAGATAGAAAGGCCCGCCATACGTTTCACGACCGACTGTGTGTTCTGCGAGCCCCGTCGCGCGCCCTGCGTGGCGGGGTTTTTCTTGTCACGACATTCTGCCTTCGTTCTCGTTTTGTCGGGGGGTCTCTCACGACAGAAGGCATTGATTTCATTAGTGTCGTGTCCGGATTGCAAATCCGTCTACACCGGTTCGATTCCGGTACTCGCCTCCAGTACTTAGCAGATCGCGCGGTCTTGCTCACGACATCTCTCACGACATTCTTGTTCCGGTCCTGTTCCGTTCCACCCTACTTCCGGCGGCTCTGAACCTCACTGGCGCGCTTCCTCTGGCGGGCCTCGCCCGCGTATCGAATCAGCATCGCGCGTGTCTGGTGGCCGGTGATTGATTCGATCTGCTCGTCGGTGCAGCCGAGCGCCGCCAGCTCGCTCGCCGTGGTGTAGCGCAGGGCATGGATGTCGTGCTGAGGGCCTGCCCCGACTTTCGCGCGGAGCTTCGCCATGCGGTCTGCGGCGGCCCTGTAGGAGAGTGGCGTGTTGCGCTTCGAGAGCAGGAGGAAGATGCCGCGCCGGGGGGTGGCTTCTATGAGTGCCTTCAACCGCTCGGTCATCGGTATCCAGAGCAGCTTCCCAGTCTTGCCCTGCTTGAAGCGTATCGTGCCGTCGTCGATGTCGCCCCACTGGATGCGCAGCACGTCACCGATACGCTGTCCGGTCCCGACCAGAAGCTCGAAGAGCAGGGCGTCGTCACCCTCGGCGACCTCGCGCGCTCGCGCAACCATGTCGTCGGGCCAGGGCTCTCTCGGGCGCTTCTCGCGCTTCGGGGCCCCGACACCACGGGCCGGGTTCTCTTCGACCCAGCCACGATCCAAGGCGTGCTCGAACAACACGCGCAGAACTTGCACGAGATATTCGGCGAAGCGGCCCGTGTTCTGGTCCCGCCATGTCACGATGTGGTGGCGCTTGACGCGACGTGTGTCGTCCCGGCCGAGCCGGTCTTCGATGAATGACAGCACCTTGTCGTAGTCGGACTTGGTGCGCGGAGCCAACTTGGTGAAGCGGTCACTGCGGCGGTAGTCGGCGATCAATGCCTTGAAGCTGTGCCCGCTCGGAGCTGGCGGCGTGCCCTTCTGGAGCAGGGCGTATTCAGCCCAGAACTCGGGCGTTCCGAACTCGGCCTTTATCCTCTGGCGCTGCCACCCTGCCCCGCGACGACGCTCGTAGTAGAGAACGCCCTTCTTGTTGTAGACGTGGGGTGGGAGGTCGCGCTTGGTCATCGGCTCATGTCTCTCAAGCTAAGGTCGTCGCTGCGCTCGTCCGCCTGGCGCCTCGCCGTGATCGTCGTCCCGTCAGGGAGCTGCACCACCACCTCCACGCCGTCGCGCGACGCGGCGACCGCCGCGCGCTCGATCATGGCATAGAGGCTCCGGGTCTGCACTCGCTCAGTCACCTTGACCTCCCCTCTCCTGCGCCGCGCGCAGCACCTCGTCCCGCACGGTCGGCTGGTCTCCATCGCAGCAATGGCTGATCCCGCACCCGCCGCACTCCGGGCACGGAGAAGGTAGGTCCACGCCAGAGGGTGCGTGCCAGCGCCGGACGACGCCCTTGCCGTGGCAGGTGTTGCAGATCATCACTCACTTCCCTCCCCGAAAATCTCTATGAGCGCTTTGAAGAAGAGGAACAAAAGCGCCGCCACACACGCCCACAAAATGACCCCGAGAAGCGCGATGACGCCTTCTTCCCCGTAGTTCACGATCAGCCAAAACAGGAAGGCGAAAGTGAGCACGGTGAGCGCCGCTGCGTATTTGTCGGTCCGCTTCATCACTCATCTCCCCCTCAAAGAGCTGATGACTTCCACGACGCCAGACACAACTATGCCCAGCCCGATTGTGAGCCCGAGCCACGTCCAGAAGCCAGAGACGTAGAATTGCATGATCTCAAGCATGGTCAGTCGCCTCCTTCCCCGCCAACGGCCTCAGGCGGGATGCAGTTCTGACCCTGCATCACCATTCCGGCCTCGATGCAGGTTTTGAACCTTTCTGTGTTCGCGGAGGTGATCATCACTGCAATGAGAAGAAACACCCCGAACACAGACAGAATGAAAGCCAAGGTAGTTTTGGCTTCTGAATCCATCACTCACCTCCTTCCCCGAGGGCGGCGCGGAACGCATCGCGCGCCTTTTCCTCGTTATCCGCATAGACCGACCCAAGATCACGGCGCTCCGGCGAATAAGCCCGCCATGCAGTGTGCGGCGGCGGCGCGGCAACAGGCTCGGTTACGATGCGCGGACGCGGCTGGTCCGGCCCCCTGCCCCTTTCCTTGAGGGCGGCGCGGGTATGCTCGCACCCGGCAATATCGCAGATTGGGCAGACATATGTTGCGCCGGTGTGGGTCAGCTTCGCCTCCGCCGCCTCGGCGCGGGCCACGGCGGCGTCGCGTTCGTCGAGAAGGGCGCGGAGTGTTTTGGCTACTTCGGTCTCTTGCGGTGGCATCGAAGTCAGCATGGGCTCTCGGCGAATAAGCCGCTCCACCGTCTCGCGGTCTGTCGGTGTGGTGTCGGTCATCATCCATCCCTCTCACATGTGGGCACATAGGCGTCGGGCGCGGCGGCGAGGGTGAGGGCAAGGGCGAGGCGCATCAGTGCCGTCCCTGTTTCTTGCACTTCCGGCAAACGCCGGTCGTGCATCCATCCACGTCCTTCCATACGTTACTCCATCGCTTGCGCTTGAGCGCCGTCTCGGCGTTGTCTTGCCTGTTGATGCGAAGCTCTAGCCCGCAAGTCCTGCACTTTGCTGCGAAAACCTTCTCGGCCATCACATCGCCCTCCCGCAGGTCTCGCCCACCACGCACGGCCACTCCACGGCCTCGGCGGGCGGGGGCGCGAGCGCGGCCCATGCGGCTACTACAAGCGCCGCAGCGAGCGCGCCGAGGAGCAGGCGTTGGGCGCGGCGTAGGTGGCGCTCGGCGGCCTCGGCGTCCGGGCGGGCGAGGTAGGCGGCGGCGTTGGCGGCGGCGTCCTCGCGGCGCAGCTTCTCAAAGTGCTGCGCGATGTCGGTGCTGTCCCAGCGGTGCTCAGGTTTCATCGGGGGCTCCTATTTCTGGTCGCCGGGCGAGCGGGGAGGGGGATCGCCCGCCCGGCGCAGCCGCGTCCCGTGAGTGGTGCGGCTATTCCGCTGCGATGTCGTCTTCGACGGGGTAAAACTGGTCCACG